CATAAAGTAACTATTGCTAATATTATAAAGCCGATTAAAAAGTTTTTCATAGTCGATCTCCTTTTGGCTTCCACTCTGATGGTGCGCCATGTATTCTAATAAACTTGTCTTTGTCGTCTCTGTCTCTTAAGCCGTTGTAGTCTTCCCACATTTCAGGCCACCAATTACTGTATCGGGTGAACCTTACTTCTTTCTTTCCGACATGCTCTTCTCCACTAAGTAGTCCTATATTCTTTTTGATGCCTTGACTAAAGGTATCAACCATATCGTCGTTCGCTGCAAATGGGAATGTACCAAGTTCTTGTTTAAATGCTTGAGTGTACGATAAATCGTCTTCCCATACAAAGTCTTTCTTACAACTTAAATATTCTGAGTCTTTCTCGCACGGTATATAACAACGTCCATCACGTTGATATACCGATGCAGTCTGAGCTCTAGAATATTTACCACCTTCTGGATTGATCGGTACCACTGATGGGAAGTCGCGTTCACTAATACCTAGCTTCTTACGCCACTTCTTAATTACTTGAGTAATACCTGGACCATTCGCTTTGTCCTCTATGTAGATTGTTTCGATCTCTGGGAACATTTTACATATTCGTATTATCTTGTCTATTGTGTCAGGTAAGTCCATTTGTTTTCTAACTAAGTATCTAAGATATGAATTACCATGTTTAATACCAGTAACTTCCATAGCTACAAAGTCGGATGTTTGCAGACCTTTAAACGTTGCATCAATTGACAAATAAATTCTGTCGAACTGACCAAGTATTTCTCTACGCCTTATGTCGTCTGGTTCCATCTGTATAGTTGGCCAGTGCTTTCTTATCTCATACTCACCCCAGTCGTCTGACTTGAATAAGTTGCCTTGTGCATTACTTGGTGAACCTTGGAACATAGCATTGAATACGTGAGCACCTTCACCAGCTAAGTAACTTTCTTTAATTACTTCTGCCCAATAGTCGTCTTGCCCCATTTCAGGACATATGCCTTCTCCAATACTTCTTTTAAGTGGATCAGCTAATACATTCTCAGCTGTCGTTAGTGCTGCATAGTTGTAGTCGCCAATGATAAACTGCTTTCTGTTTCGTCTTAACCAACCGATTAGATCTTTAGGAACCCATCTAGTTGCCATTACAATACATAATGCACCTGGGTTACCTAATAGTCTTGTCTCAACTGTAGATTGGAAGGCTTCTATACCATCTGCAATCATAATCTCTGACATTGCGTCTTTCATGTTCTTGATCGGGTCGTCTATAACAATAACATTACCTGTTTTACCTGTTACTGTACCTGCTAGACCTGCACTTGTCATACCGCCGTGTGTTCCAAAGTATAACCCATTCAGCTTGTTAAGCAACATCATTTCCCATTCGCTTGCGTTCTGGGCTTTGTCATGTAACTTAACTCTATTATGGGTCAATTTCGGCCCAAATTCCTGCACCTTCTCTTTATTACGTCGTCCAAACCTTTTCGCAAAGTCTGTTGCATAACCAAGAGTCAGTATGTATAGTTGTGGATGCTTAATAATGATCCAACTTTGGAATGACTCAGTAATTGTTAATGATTTGCCAGTCTGTGGTGGCGCACTTAACAATATTAAACCATACGGCATTCTCGTCGTCTTGTCAGGTCGGGTTGGGTCGTATATCTTGCTCCTGTCTACAATGTCCTCCATACCTTTTCTTGGGTTTGGTCCACGTTCGAAGTCTCTCTGTAGGTTAGCTGCTAAACTATAATGGTATGGTGTCATTTGATAGCCATAATTAGCTAACTGTAAATAAGCTGCAAAACTTCTTATACATTTACGTAATATGATTTCGCCATCTACGCCTTCCCAGTTAACTTTGTACTCACGTACTCGGGTTATCTCGTCAGCGGTCAGTATCTCATAACCATATTCGTTAAACTGCTCTTTAAGTGTTACCATCTATCACCACCTTACTGAGTATAGAAAGTAATCTCTTTTCTACTGTCTCGAAAATAGCCCCTTCATACGTACTGATCGTACCTATGTTGATATACCCTCGTAACATCGCACTTCCTAATCGATAGTCGTCTCTACTTACACTTAACAATGATATGTTCAAGTCGCGTAGCTCGGCTCCGTACTTCGCTTTTATTCCTCGGTGTACTTGATCTCTATCTGGACCAATTATGTGTATTGATTTTGGACTACTCATTGTACTTCACCTCCACCTGGCGACCACATCCCCGCTGCTCTTGGTTGCATTGTTCCCATCTCGTGGCATGCTCCACATTCTAACATATTATAGTCTATCACAGCTGGGTATACACTAACCTGTACTGCTCCACACTGGAAGCACATTAATTCACTTACTTTATGATTGTCAAACTCACCGTTGCTTTCTTTAACTCTACACAGTCCGCATGTACTATTATAATCACCTGTTGTCTCTAGCTGAGTCCAACAATATTTACATCTATTGTCCATCTGGTTCACCTTCCTCTGGAGCGGCTAACTTCTTCGCTCTCCTGCGTTCGTCGATAAGTACTAGCTCCTCGTCTGATAAGCCTTCATAATCGTTCACGCTATATTCTATTTCCTCTTTCACTTTACCAGCAGTTCTGTCCATAATTACATTTAGTGTCGGCGTGTCAAACGCTGCTCTCAATACACTGCACTCTATGAGTACTTCTGCTTGTTGAGGTTCTCGAGTTATACCCGCTGCCACCAATCTAGCCTTCACACTTTTAAGTGCTGTATTATACAATACTGATTGTGCAGACTGGTTACCTCTAGTATCTAATATCTCGGGTATAACAACTGCTGTACTTTGTAATGAAGCACCGATTAATTCCTTGAATGCTTTCTTCGCATATCGTTGATCGGTGTATAACGACTTATACTCTTTCAGTTCACGTTCTGTTTTTGTCATAGTCTAATTCCTCCTGTATGCCGCATACCTCCGGCCCCTTATTATATCATATGCAGGTTTTGCTGGTTCCTGTCACTTATATGGTAAATTTCGTACATTATTTTTAAAATTTTTTACGCACGCGCGCGTATATTATATATAAGAATATAAGGGCTATGGTTGGGGCTCCTTTCTAAGGAACGTAGGTAGGGCTGGTATCGCTGGTAGGGGCAGGTATCGCTAGCAGGCGCAGGTAGGTAGGGTGCGAGTTAAGCGAGTAACGCTTTAGTGTAATTACTGTAATTACTGTAATTAGGTATTTTCGAAAAATGTCAATTTTTATTCTCAAATAGCTTATATACCGATATGGGGAAGGGGGTGTGGGGTGACTCTTTTCAATATATATCAAGTCACTATATATGTATAATACAACATATAAACATAAGTTTAAAAGTTATAAACATACTTATAAGTTGTAAACATACAAACTAAGTAAAAGTGAGGTAAGGTGTATGTATAGCGGAGCTAGGTTCTATCCTAAAGAGTCACTACCTAATGTAGATATGTGGGGTAATGTGACAACTAAGACCAAATTTGTAATGACTAAGGGTTATAGAGCATACTTGGATGAGCAAGAAGAGTTGAGACAAAAGGCTATAACTAGAAACCTAAAGCACAAACTAGACTATGAGTTTGAGAAATATGGGGAAGTGTGTCCATTAGACTTACAAGAGTTTATAAGACAAGTTAAAGCTAAACCATACAAACACACTATAAGTAGAACAGTAGTATTAAACAGAGTGTAGGTATAGAATGATACCAACTCAAGGAGCAAGAATATGTTAGTATTAGAAAGAAAAGGACAAGAAGTATACCACAATGACAACAAGTTGACTATAAACAAACAAGAGACAAAAGGTAAGGGTAAGGAAGTAGCTAAGATTGATGGGTTAGATGGTAGTAATGGTCAAAAATGGTTTAGTCTTAGTAAGTTAAGTGAAGGTATGAATGAAGTAGAGTGTAAAGGTAGAGAAGTGACCTCAAGTAGAAAGTATACACTTACAACTCAAGAGCAAACTAAGGTAGATGGGTATCAAAGTAAGATTGACTTAATAGTTAATGATGCAAAAAGTAGATATGTACCTAAACCTAAGAATGTTAAGAACCCACTAGAGTTGAAAGGTCAAGAAAGAGTTGACTACATTGCAAGTTTGAAACAACTATTGGTTGGTATGGAAGTTAAGAAGTAGTAACCTCACAAGAGATTGAAAGTAGTCATTAACTTGACTACCTTCTTTCATGTACTTAAGAAATACAAACTATGTGAACAAGTTCACAATAACATACTAACACATCTTGTGTGAATTAAGTAACGCAAGGAGTGTGAACCTGTAGACACAACAAGGTGTCAAGGTTTGGAGGCAAATTATGACTATCAAACAAATAATAGTAAAGCTAGAAGAAGCAATTGAGGCAGAAGACATTTTTACTGAGATTGACTTACTAATTATTGAACTTAAGAAAGAGGTGTAACCATGAGTAAAGACTATACAAGTATGATACCACAACACATTAGAGTTGACTTGACAATAAAGAAGTGGACAAAGCTTAAACAAGGTCCTATCAACAAGAGTGATAAGAGTAAAGATGAGCATATTGTCACTTTCACAAGAGATAGTGAGAATGTTTGGGTTATGACAAAATTAGGCGAGTTAGATTTGATGGATGGTGAGCTAAATGCTATCACAAAGAGTGAGAAATGAGCGAAAAGAGACTAAAGTAGTCCCAAATAATTAAATAGAGAAGAATATGAAATATAGATATTGATATACTCCTAAGTAATGAACATTTAATTATTAATATATTAGTATATATATAATAGCATATAATAGCATATATAGATATATCATATTCCTTCCTATTTATTTATTAAGCACAACCACAAATAAATAGAGTATGGAGGTACACAAACAATGAAAGATAAAAGAGAAGTAGAGAAACCAATCATGATATACCACAAGCAACAAATGAGTGTAAAAGACGTTAAAGAGTACATAGAGGAAGATTGTGGTCAAGATGCTTCAATTTACACATTCATGCATATACCTGAACTAGTAGATGGTAACATGATATTAGATATAAGCTTAGAAGACTTACCATTGGTATTACCTAGATTAGTATACTACACTAATGATTGGGTTAGTGCTCCGCATGAGTATCTATCACAAGATAGTAAGTATGCCTACTATAAACTATGTTAGACAAAATAAGAGAAGGAAGTGAAGTAATATGGAAGAGAGCAAAGAAGAACTATCAGCTTTTGATAAGCAAGTAGCTGAAAGAAAGAAGAGAACTGAAGAATGCGGTTTGAGTATGTCACCCGAAGAGTTTAAAGCAATGGCTAAGAAGTCACTAGTATTCTTGCAACACATAAACTATTGGAGGTATTGTAGAGACTACCGAGTTATGTTTAGTGGTATAGATTTTGTTGATGGTTTAGCTAAATTGTTAGACTTTGATTTAGACAATGGTTTGAGTCAAGCAGAGTTTGATGCAATAGTAGAATATGTAGAAGACGAGCATGAACATCACGAGTGGTGCAACTCACCAGAAGGCAAAGCCTACAATGAAGACCTAGCAAGAGAACTAGACGACATAGCTAACTCAGTAAACAGCCTGAATGATAAAGTAAGAAAGGAGGACAAGTAACATGAAGAAAGCAAAGACATATAAAGTACAAGGAGTTATATTCAAGCATGAAGACATAAGTCACCTTGAGTTACACCCAGAAGCAAAAGGCACTGGTTACATCCCATACGTTATAGTGAAACCAAGTGTTAAGCTTAGGTTAAAGAATGACAAGCTGTATGCTAAACTAATAGTATTGGGCATTAAACAAAAAGTAATGGTTAAGGATGGTGAGTAATATGAATAAGACAGTAGAGATAGGTCACTTAGTAAAGCATGGCGAGGATGTGGACGTACAACCTGGTGGCCATAGTATGAAATTATTCAACCCAGATGGTAAGAAGTTTACAGTTTATGTTGAAGAGCACTTGAACAAAGCCATAGTAGTGACTGCTGAAAATGAAGAAGAGGCAGTTGAGATGGTACGTGCAGCTTACAAACGAGCATCAATTGTATTAACTAGCGACGATTACAGCTGTACACAAATAAGTACTGATACCACAGAATGGGAGGACATGTAATGTATAAGAAAAGTAGACACATTAAAAGTGTGATAGATAAAGGCGAGTATTACTTAATGAATGATAAGTATGAGATATACAAGGATGACCACAGTGTGTATGACACTAAGCTTGCACAAGACATACCATTGTATGTATTTGAGTGGATTGAAGAAATGTTAGAAAGCGGGGAGGACATGTAATGAATGAAGGTTTAAGAGACGAGTATCAACGTTATGTTGAGAAAGAGAACAACAGAGAACTAGAAGGTTTAACTAAGAGACCATACTTTAGTCTAACACATTGGAGTAAGGTTAGAAATGCTGAGTTGACACTTATCGAGGTACGAGCTAAGGCGCACTTTAAAAGATTGTTAGAAGTAGGTAACGTAGGGATGGTATCTTTTGATATTGACCAATACTATATTACTATATATGCAGGCAAAGATAACTATGACTTATTCATTGATAATGAGGATGGTGACAGAGTACGTGAAACGTGCAACATATCATTGTATGATTACCTAACATGTGACCATTGCAACAAATGTAATGCTGACGTAAAGAAAATCATGGACCCATTTATGGAAGAGATACACGAAGAAGAGGTAGAAGTCACTTTGTGTAGTGATTGCTATACAGAGCGAATGCAAGATATTTAGACATGGAGGTGTCAAATGAAAGATTACGGTAACATGAGTGCTGAACAGTTTAAAACAGAGATGGATGCAGACCTATCAGCACATGGAGTAGACCCAAGTGTAGGTGAGAACATAATGAACCTAGCAAATAAACTTAATAAGAAAGCTGCAGCTAAACTAGGTATAGACTATCAGTTTGATAATAGGTGTATACAATGTGGTACTACGTTATTAGAAGGTGATGTAATGCTATGTACGCATCATAGAGAGTTAGCAAGTAAAGACATGGAGGTGTCATAATGGGAAAACGAGGACCTAAGCCAATAAGGCTTAATGAACAAACATACATTAATAGGAATGGCAAGCATGCTAAGTGTTGGTTGAAGCTAGGTACACTATATGGTAATGATGTAGTGTATGTTAGAACATCAAGTCATAAGTATCAGTTAGCATCATACAAAGCATTTGCTAGTTATAAAGAAGCACGTGCCTACCAACTAGCTTTGCTTAAGAAGGCTAAGAACAATACAATAAGACTACCAGCGCGTATTAAAATTGAGTGGAGGTAACAAACATGAAAATATTAGACAAACAGAAAGTTGACGAGGTAATACGACTTAATCATAAGTATTACAAAACTGGCGACAGAGATATATGTACTGTGTTGATAGCTACTAGAAGTGAAGTAGAACCTGACGACATTCATGACAAAGTAGGTAGTGCTATTGATGCTATGGCACATATTAAAGGTGTGACATACAATCAAATATATAATGCATTAGAAGACTTAGGTTATGAAGTGAAAGAAATAAGTAAGGATGGTGAGTAACATGGAAGTGAAAAAGAAAGTAGTACCAAACCTAACAGTGAGTACAAGAAAAATTAGAAGGAACATAGAGAAGGCAAAGTTTACAAGTGTAGGCGAGTTCAGCAAAGCTAAAGCAAGAGACAAAGCTAATGCTAAGCAAGCAAGACAAGAGCGTGGGTTTAGAAAAAGAATGGCCAAGCTTAGACTAGCTAGTAAGATGCGTAAAGAACAAAACGCAAAGAAGGTGTAGTATGAACGATTTACTATTCGGGTACTTAATGTACAATGTACTATTAGCAGTAGTTACTGTATTCACTATGATAACTATTGACGAGTACACTCTTAACCATTTCTTAGGTAGACTAAATGTAGTTGGCACAATAATAGCAGTGCTATTATACCTACCATGGTTAATAATGGTATTCGCAGTCTTTGGTATAGGTTGGCTATTAGGTAAGCTTATATTGAAGAAGGAGGAGTAAGTAATGGCTAAGAAAACAACATGGGCAGGAATTAATTGTCCGAACTGTAACCAACGTGTACCAGTTAAGTCTGGGTACCGCGTATGGTATCATTGTTATAAGTGTAATCATAGATGGGAGGTACATCAGTAATGGAAGAGAACAGAGTATACGTCGTAATGTGTAACAAGCACAGTCATGATTATGTTAGAGGCACACAAACCAATGTGCATGGTGTATTCTCAACAAAAGAATTAGCCAAACAAAACACACCTAAGGATTATACTAATGAATGGTTTAATGTAGAGTTTAATGTACATACATTCATAGTAGATTACAGGGAGGTGAAGTAATGATGGACATGGATGCGTTTGACGCAGTTAGACTAGACCCACCAATTATAAAAGAAGGCAAGAGGTTGCACATAATAATGTCTGAACCTGAAGAGTACTTAAGTGTTACTAAAGGTAAGAAGTATAAAGTAAATCGAGTATTCTTCTCAACAGCATGGGGTAAAGGTTACCAGTTTACTAACGACGATGGTATTGCTATGAACACTCACGAACTAAATGTATTTGCTAAGAGAGTAACTAAGGAGGTATGGGAGTAATGGACATGATGGAATTAATTACTAGCGCAGGTACTACATTGAAGCGTATTGATGCTAGACAAGAAGAAGTAGCACAGGAACAATCACAGACTGACTTAGCACTAAGTGATATACTACACTTCCTAGAAGAGGCTGAACACTTACACCCTACTAGAGACTGGAAGGTAGTAAAAGAATTAGTCAGACTTAGAAAGAAACGTAAGGGTCTACAACAGGAGTGGTGGGCATACAAGGAGTTTAACTCAGTAAGACACAAGTTCTTAAACCCAGGGTTTATCGACACTAGCTTACAGACCATAGTAAATGAGTACACGGGTGAGCCATACAAGAACAGGGTATACGACAATGTAAGAGACCTGTCGCCTATAGTGAACAAGCGAGTTAAAGCATTCAAAGAAAGATTGGAGGTGAAGAAGTAATGTTAGATAACTTAACATATGTATGTCCAACTTGTAAAACAGTAGACAGTACCCATTATGCTAGTCAGTATAATAGTACTAAGTTTTGTGACCATTGTGGTTCAGCTTGTAACGGCTATGAACTTACTACACGAGAGTGCGAAATAGCTAAGTATGATGCTAAAGAATATAGTGAAGTTCATAAAGAAGAGTATGACCAAGCACGTAAAGACTATATAAATTGGAGGTGAAGAAGTAATGGACGAATATGGAACATGTCCTAAATGTGGTGGAGACATTGTAGGTGATGGGTACACGATGGTACAACATTGTGAGAATGTAGACCCGCCTAGTGATAGAGAACCAGACAGTGAAGTAATCTATTGTGACTTTAAAGACGCTGAAGGTACTGACTCACTATACCCTAAGACCATGTCTGAAATAGGATTGGCTGACCCCGAACGATTTAAATCTATTGTTGGTGGTCAACAACTATTGAGACGAGTAGCGATAGTAGGAAAGATAGCTAAGAATGACCAAGAGTCAGTGGATGTATTATTAAACCAGTTAAAGTCATTAGGTGTACATCCTAGCGGTCGTAAGATGCGTACTGATAAAGGTAAGTCACATGTAGTGACTAAGACTAGGTCTGATAAGGGTACTAAGCGTGTACACTATAATAAAGACACAGCTGGGTATGCTAGAAGACAATTCCAAGCCTTTATTAGAACTCATGCTAGTAGTGATGGTCATGGCGATACACTGATACGTGACGTCAACATGATATTCAACCCACGTACGACTCACTTTGCTAAGACTATTACAGTTAGAGCAAGAGAGCAAGTGGACAAGCGAACTGGTATAGCACAACAACGAGATGCTCGCCAGTACACAGTAGCTATGAAACGTCCACACCACCCTGAGAAACTAAGATGGGACTGGTTTATGAAAGAGTATAACACTGTAGACAACAGCAAGGATGCACAGCACTGGGCTAACCGTATATGCGACTTCTACTTTATATCGTACGACGACTTCTTTGAAGGTCTATGGACGTATAATGAGTGGGCATGGGCTTATGTAAATACATTGTTAGGACACAACAACAGAATTGCTGGCAGGCAGGTACTATCTTATGACAAGTTCTTGGCTGGTGAGTACGGTCTACCTAGTTTTGACATAGACGGTAATGTTATTTGGCCTAAGTAATCTCAAATAAACGTTAAGTTAAAAAAGGTATAAAAATAGTGAAATATTCCGACCGTTTCCGTATATAATATAATATCGGAAGAAATAATATACTTATGAAAAAATATAAGTTTGAGTTTCTTCCAATATGGGCTTGCATTGGTTTCGACAGTTGCAAACCGTTAACTAATTCACTCAGCAATGATACATTGCTCTAAAAGTATCACAACAAATAAATGCAAAAAACATAATCAACAGTCTGCTTGGAGCAGTCCGTGACGCTTTTACCCCTTCAGTAAGAGCATTCGCGTAAGAGACGAAGAACGTTTGGTAGTATGCATAAACTACTGGCTTTGATGGTTCAAGTAAACTATCTGGTGGAAGTTAGAAACGCAAAATGAGTGTAATAAAGATTAGTTAATAGGTCGTGGCTGGACACGGGTTCAATCCCCGTCAGGTCCACCAATCGCTCTAGCAATAGAGTGTAGGCAACTTTTATGAGTAAAGGTTGACCGTAAAGAGGGTACTATCTCGGTATAGGTATGTGATAGTTTAAATGCAAAGCGCCCCTATTTAGTTAGGAAAGTCGCAGCCAAATAGTAGAAGAGAGGCTTATAGCTCGATCTGCTTTACGGGTTAAGAAAGTGGTTAGGGTAACGTGCCCGCTTGTAAGACATGTATATTATGTACTGTCAACCACCGCATGCTAGTGTAGATTAGTCGCGTTCAAGTTTCTAGCAATAAACTTGAAAGGCATTTTGTCTGTTGTTTATACCTATGAGCACAGCGGACAATCGTGGGGAAGTAGCTCAGTTGGAAGAGCACTTACGGTAAGAACGGTATACACTCCGTCAAGTAAGAGGTCGTAGGTTCGAACCCTGCCTTACCCGCCAATACCAACTCGTCCGCTAGACGTTGGTTACAATAAGGTAAATTACCCTGTAGATACCTGAAAGGGCAACAGTACATGGAGGTACTAAAATGAACGCAAGAATTTATGTAAACGCAGAATACACTGCAACGGAAGAAAACGTAAAAGAACTTGGCAAATACCTATTCGTAGCTGAAGAAGGCGCTGAGGCAGAACTTCTACATGTTTGGATTGAAAAGTCTAAAGCTAATGAAGCTAACCCTGATGGCAAACCTTGGATCATTCTACCAAAAGGTAACATCTGTAACAGAAAATACTTCAGTGAACAACTATTCAACACTTCAGTAAATGAAGAAGGTTTTGTAGAAGTAGAAGTTAAAACAAGTGCACCTAGAATTTTAGGAGCTAGTGGTGTTAAAGCTGGCATCGTTAAATATCTTAACGAAGCAGAAGCAGCTGAGTACACTGAGTTAGTAGAAACAGCAGTAGCTACTTACAAAGAACTAAAAGCAGGAAGCAAGAAAATTAAACCTGAAGACATGAACCCAGAACAACTTCAAGAATACATCACTGCTCTTCAAGAAGGCAGATCGATTACTATGGCTACTGGTCCTAGTAACTGGTTAGAAGTATTTGACGAAACTCAGTACGACAGATACAACGAACTATTAGCTATATCTGTAGAAGCTAAAGCTAATGCTCCGAAAGCAGTTCGTGCGAAATTAACTGACGAACAAAAAGAAGCAAGAACACTTAAGCGTACAGCTAAGAAAATTAGTCACGCTCAAGATTTACTAGCAGCTTTTATGGCACAAGACGCAGAATAGTAAACTAGCAAATAATAGAATAAAAAAAATAGTCTTTACGGCTATTTTTTTGCTCTATTAAAATAGGACATATAGCTACAATTAGGAGGAGTAATATGCCAAGAAAGGTAACGGCTGCAAGTGCTAAAGAAAAGTGGAACTTCTATTTTCCAAAGCTATTAAAAGCACAGATGCACCTTAAACTATTAGAAGTAGATAAGAGAGGTCAACAATCTGCATTACTACGAGCATTGATTACATTGTTTGTAGAAGGCAAGTTAGACAATCAGTTACCTCACTTAAAGAAGCTGATAGACGACGAGACATACATAACAGAACACAACAAGCAAAGCAAATTATAAACGGCGACTAGCTGTAATAGGAGAGACTATGATACATAGTAGAAAGCCAGAGCAGTTTCATATTGTTCAAGAGATACTAACAACTACTAATAGCCCTACGACGTGGACAGACATATCATTGTCTAAGAAGCTGAAAGGCGAAGTTGTTATCGGGTATCTATTCAAGAGTATAAAGAGTCAGTTTGATACATGGACACGTGTGTTAAACCTATACACAATTAGTGAGGAATACTTAACTAATAAAAGAAAGGTAATTCCTTTGTGTACTATACAAAATACATTTTTACAATGGTTAGAAAGTTTAGCGGAAGACGAGCATAGTAAAATGTTTAGGAACCCACCAGTCAAAGAGTGGATGGACACAAAAGACAACTGGATCAAGAAACTATCTCACAAGTTATCACTCAAGTATAAGAAACCGTTTGAGGACTGCAGAAGCTCGGTGTATTATACTATAATGAAGTGCTACAGTAAAGGTCATGTATATATGGGTAACTTATCATACGTATCTAAAGCTGCAGAGAATGACATTAAGTTAGACTACAGATTTATGACAAATAGACTTACTATAAATCACCCAGCAGTAGTATCGTTTGAGCAACACACTGGGGGAAATAAAGACGGTACTGACGAATTAAAGATAATCGATTTAGTAGGTACGGTTGACCCTTATCATAAAGAGTCAGACTTTGAAGAATTGAAGGCTGATATTATTAAAGACTTAAGACATGTATTCTCACCTAGAGAAATAGACCAGATAATAAATGCGCGTGGTTACATATCAATGACCATATATCGTAAATTATTAAAATGGCAGAAAGCTCACAAGAGGAGGGACTACGGGAATGAGTAAAAGATGGACGCAAGCAGAACAAGTAATGTGGGCAATCTATAATTGTAACAATCACTTTAATAAAGGCAGAGGTTTAGAAGTTATAGACGAAGACAAGGTTATCAAATACAATAGTAATGTTGTAGGACATATGATTGACGACTACGAAAACATGGAGCATATGGTTATAGTGTTGACGCTACAAAGTAGTATGCTACCTGAACGAGTTCGTAAGAGTTTAGTTGAAGCAGCAAACGGAAACCAATTCAAAGTAGTATTTGTACCACTAATGGACATAGGGTTTGGTTTACCAGAGCCTAAGTATATTAGTATAAAGAAAGCGTATTCTATACTTAAGAAGGTTGCTAAGTACTCACAAGACGACATTAAGACGGCAGCATTAGTAGGTAGAGGAAATCATGCATTCAGACCAACGACATTATCACCTATAGCATATACGTGTAATCAATTGTTAGATGGCTATGCTGATAAGTTTCATGCTGAACAAACTTTAGTAGAGTATGTTAAGTCTGTAGAGCTTATAGAGGTTGAACGAGAGACTTGGTTGATGGACTTAGAACCTTGTGAGAAATGCCTAAAAAGTATTATACATAATGGCGGTGGTAGAAACATAAGATTTGTAACTCCACATAAACCTAAATGGAATACTGCAGAGTATTACGAATGTTGTGACATTATACAGATAGGCGCAAGCAACCTGTATGGAAAGAAAGTAAACTATAAAAAGGAGAAACTAATATGAGTGTAATAATGGTAGAGGGAGTTGACGGTAGTGGAAAGTCAACATTAATAAAAGCAGTGGTAGCTAGACTAGAGCAACTAAAAGGTTTAAAGAACATTAAAGTTGTTGCGGACGGTGAAGCACTGATACCAACACACCCAAAGCATCCAAGTAGACTAACACCAATACAACTTATCGAACAGTTGAATGAAATGGTAAAAGACGATAGTACTGTGTACGTATGTGACAGAGGACCTATTAGTGACATCATTTACAGAACGTTTGACGAGCACGACCCTTTGTTAAATCTAGGTGAGTTATTCACTTACTGGATTGGATGGGTAAATCGTATCGTTATTGTTTATTGTAATAGCACAAACTCAGAAGAACTAATGTTAGCACGAGGTGATGACAACCCGATAGCGATCGAGCATCATAAACAGTTGCGATATTTGTTCAGTCAAGTAATGAGTATGTTCTCAACTTTTGAGTACGACGTAGCTACAATGGGCGATAAGATGCCAGACGCGGTTAATACAATATTAGCTAAGTTATGGGCAGGTATAGAAAGACACAATACATTATCAAGATGGGACGAAGCAGAACAAATAAAATAAAAGGAAGGTAAAGAACATGAAAAGAGCAGATAGAATAGTAGTAGTAAAGTATAAACAGAAATGCGTAAAAGGTTTTAGCAGCGGAGGTTATTACTTTAGCACAGACATTAAAGGTTTAAAGAAAGGTGACTTAGTAGTTACTGATACACAGTATGGTCCAGAGTTAGCAAAAGTATACCAAGTGTATTCGCTGGCTGAGACTAGACAACATTGTGGCATCATTCCACACAGAAGAGTTATTGCTAAGGTTGATATGGACGAGTACACTGAGCAACAAGAACGTCTTGAAGCTGAAAGGAAAGAACAAGCTAGAATAGAGAAAGCTGCTAGAGAAAGAAAGCGTAAATTGCAAAAGATTGAAAACGAAATGATTGATGCTGTTGCTCAGAACCCAGTATTGGTGCTTAAGGCAATGGCTAAAGTCAGTCTTAACCCTAAGCTAGAATACTTACTAGCTAAATATAACGAAGTAAGAGGTGACTGTAATGACTAATAAAAAGATAGCACAGGTGTGTTACAGAGATAACTTTAACCCGACATTTAATTCGGGACCATATAGTTTCTTTTGTGACATAGACGTAAAGGTTGGAGACTTAGTAGTAACAGATAGTAGGTTTGGTTTAGCTCTAGGTAAAGTAACAGGGTTTACAACTGAACTTGAAATTAGAAAGAAAAATGGGTATGACCCAAAGACTCATGTACTAACCAAGGTAGTCCTACCAGAGAAGGTGTAGTATGGGTTATACTGTACGAGAAATTAAATACTATATGGACTTACAAAATACATCAGGTAGCTTACGATATAAAGCTACAATGTGCGAGGGTGACCCTACTGACGAAATAGTAGTGCATGCAAATACATTAGATGGACTTAACAAGAAAATGCACGAGGCTATCAAAAAACAATGGAACGTGCAATATTATGAAGACACGGAGGACTAAGATGGAATTACCTAAAGGTTATGAGTTTGAAACTCATACAAATATGAAGCGCACGTATGACAGGTACAGCGCTATCATATTTGACCCTAAAGAAACAGTATGTAGTCACATATATAAGAGTGGCTGGTGGACTGCACCGACTATGGAAGAAGCAAAACAAAAAGCAATAAAGGAAATGGAGGCACGTGATGGACACATTAGATAGAAGAGTAAAACGTATTGAAAACCTATTCGATACTATGAATGGTGAGAATGCCAGTTCATGGCAAATAGGTAAGGTAGCAGAGTTCAAGCGAACATACCCAGAGATGGTTACTGACTTAGACTTCTGCTTTGAAGTATTAGCAGGTAAACATAAAGTAGGGTATACTATGTTCGATGCTACTATGGGCTCAGTAGTAACACCACCTTTTAATAGTATAAAAGAATATTATCTTAGACGCTTTGTAACGAGTGACCTAAGTGAAAGTAACATAGGTGACATCTGTTTCCAGATACCGTACAACTGGCGACCATTCTTTATCAAGTTGGTTAATAGAGAATACAAGTTAGGTTACTCTAATAAGAAGAATATGGTAAACAACTTAACCCCTATGTTAGCTAAAGTGTACCCAGAACATGTTAGAGCTAAGAAGTATTACATTCAAGAGAAGCTAGATGGTAATAGGTGTATTGCTTATTATGATTACGACGAAGGTAAATGGAAATTCCAGTCAAGGTCAGGTAAACCGCTTAACGTCGACTTCGATATGAATTGGGCAGACTATGCTCGTATCTATGATGGTGAAATAATGAGACTTAGTAAAGCAGGCTCTAGAGACTTTGCAGCTACTTCAGGATTGATAAATGCTAAGTATGCAGATAAGTCTCAACTACATTATTTTATATATGATATATTGATTAGTAACTGGCCTTACTACCAGCGTATGAATGAATTAGCACAATATGAGAAAGAAGGTAGAACTAGCGACCAATGTAGTATCGTACCAGTGCTAGACTTAGTAGAAGTAGATAGATATAAAGGTAGCTTAGAAGCTGACAAGTACTTAGACATGATAGTTAGTAAAGGTGGCGAAGGTATTATGCTACGTGACCCAGATGGTGTATACCAACATGGTAAACGTTCTAATTTCTTGTTGAAGTATAAGAAGGTAAGAACGATGGACTTACGTATCACTGACTGGAACTGGGGTAAAGGTAAGTATGAAGGCTTAATAGGTTCATTTGTATGTGAGTCAGACGATGGACAAATTAAATGTAATGTTGCTGGAATATCTGACGACATTAGAGAAAGCGAACCAGAACTATATGTAGGTATGATTGTAGAGATTGCATACTTCGACGAGTCGAAATCAGCAGCTAATGATTATACATCTTTGCGTTTCCCTAGGTTCGTAAAGTTTAGAAACGATAAGAACGAGACTAGTACATTCTAGGAGGTACATATGATACAGTATCAAGAGAAATGCCCGAACTGCGGTAATCTATTACTGATTAAGAAAGACTATAAGCGATGCTTAAACTGCGGACATACTGAAGAAATCGACGACAAATAAATAAGGAGGTGTCTATGAAAGAGTGGAACGACAAGACCAACGAAGAACTGGTTGTACTATACCAGAAGACTAACGATAATAGGTTGTATGAATACTTCTTAGAACGTAACTCAGGCTTAATGATTAGCATGATAAGTAGGTATTTTAAAATGTACCCTCAGCATGTTGAAGATGTAATGCAGTTAGGCAAAGTTGCTATGTGGCATGCTATGAATAACTACGACCATACTAAAGGTTTTAAATTCTCTACTTACTACCCATGGCAAATAAAACGAGAACTAAACGAATTTAATAGACACCGTCACCTTATACGAATTCCAGCGTACGTACTTGAAGACTACGAGAAATACAAGGCTGACCCAAATGGCAGAATATTAGGTGCTATATCATTGAATACAGAAGTAAATGGTACATCGCTAGTAGCAAGTACTATTCAAGATTTTATTGTTAGTGACGAACCTAACCCGTATGAAGTAGCAGCTAAGAAGGAAGAGATAGCACGTATAGAACCTCTACTGAACCACCTACCGCCAAGACAACAATACGTTATGCGTTTACGCCTAGGTATAGACGACGGTATAGCTAAGACTTTGCAACAGTGTGGTGATATTGTTGGTGTGACTAGAGAACGTATTAGACAGATAGAAGAAAAGGCTTTAATAGCATTAAAACGATATGCACCTTTATACTACGATGTGTCTGATAGAAAACTAAACGCACAACTACTTACACAACGAGGTAAGTCATACAATAAGTATAATGCGTATCTAGGCAAGTATTCACCTAAGCAAGCACGTAAGTTATCATTGTACATAGATAGACTAGAAGGCAAATCGAGAAAGTTGTTTGATGTAATAATTGGCGAAACTACACTTGAGCAAGTAGCTGAGCAATACCATATGCGTATGAATATAGCTGAGAAACACTTAGGCTCATTAAAGCGCAAATTAGCGTATCTTAGGAAGGAGGCATAGCTATGAAGAAACCACAAAGAATTACTGGACCAATGCAACAAGTAGCAGTTGATATACTACACGAACTAGAATGTATACTTATAGAAGGTAAGCCAGTAACTAATACACAAGTAACTAAAGTACTGACTGACAACTTTAAGAAGTACAATCTAAACAACGACCCATTCACTGGACTAGTATGTAGTGACAAAGAATGGTCAGAAAGCTCACAAGAGTATAACCGACAAAAGATGGAAGAAATGTATGACCATCACGATGGTATCTAAAAGAGAGTTATTATACTCTCTTTTTCTATGCCCTAAATATATCGCACAATATCTCTTTTAAGACATCTAATATATAGCCCTGTGTTATTAATAAGGATTGCCTATAATATCATTCTATTATGTCCTAAAAGAGACTACAGTGCTATCCTATAATATTCTAAGGATTGAAAATGAATATGATAAAAGCAGTGCTTTACCTAGAAATATATTGAGAAGCAATGTTTTAAAAATAGTGACGGATTGTATTATTTTATGAATATATTATAATACGGACGATAAATAAACGTTTAAGTAGAAGGAGAAACGAACATGAGCAAGTTTATCAAAGGTTATGAACGAGATGCAGGAGTAGACATTGTGCTAGAGGACGTTCTGGTTATACGACCTGGTTTTCAACGAATTAATTTGAAAGCTAAATACACTCCTAGTGAAGGCCACGTAGCATTCTTAGTAAGTAGAGGCTCTACTGCTAACAAAGGTATCTTTCCAATTATGGTTGCAATAGATACAGATTACGAAGGTACACTGACTGCATGGGTATTTAACAGTACTAACACTACCCACGCCTTTAAACCGGGCGACAGAGTATTCTCAGTTGTTAATTTATTACTAGCTAAAGATCGAGTAGAGTTTGAGATTAGTAAAGAAGGCAGACGAGGAACAAACAAATTAAATTCAACAGGAGGAAACGAATAATGGAAGATACAAGACTATCGCCAAAAGTATGTACATGTTGTGGAGAAGAAGACATGATAGATAACCCTAATAATTATTGTCTACACTGTGGTCATGACATAACTACTGGCGAATTACCCGGAGACCCGATAAAAGTAAACATTATGGACAAGGTAGAGGTAGTAGTTGCTAAAGACGCTACTGTTGAAGACCTAAAGAAAATGGACCCAATCGATAGAGTTAGCACACTACTTGAAATCAAAGTACTTGAACGATCAGTACCAACTGACGACGGTGTAGCTCTTAACGAAGGTTATGAATTTGCGTTCGAAGGTGCTATTCCAGAATTAGCACACGGTATTGCAAATCTAGCATTACTTATGGACGAGGACGAAGAGTTAGGCGACTTAGGTGGCGGAGTATTAATAACGCTAGCAAGTGAGTTCTATCACAAATTGAAATCGGAAGGAGGTAAGTAAGTATGAGACAAGAACATTACGAGACTATACAAATATGCATACAACACGGAGCGCCAGCTCTGGCTCCACAACTAATTCAGTCATTAAACGTATTAGCTGAGAAAGCAAACAAGTACAATGAAATATTATTAAGAGAAAAAGCAGAAGCTAAGAAGTTAGAAGTTGCTAAAGCTGAAGAAGCTGCTAAAGTAGTTAAGTCTGCTGGATCACCAATTAAATCATTTAATAAGAAGTAAGGAGGTAATAAGAAATGAACGGACACGCATTATTATCACCTTCTGGTGCTAAACGATGGATGGCATGTACACCGTCGGCGATACTTGAGTCGCATGAACCTTATCAAGCAGCCAGCGTATACGCTGCCGAAGGAACTGAAGCGCATGAACTAGGGGAACTGAAACTAGCTTTCGCTTTAGAAAAAATATCAGTAGAAGAGTACCATACTAAGTTTGAACACTTTAGAATGACTGCTAAATTCTACAATGAAGATTTCAACGCATTTGTTAATGATTACGTTAAAGAGGTTATGGACATAGTCACGAAAGACTATGAAGGCTTAAACGTCGAAGTGTACTTAGAAGACAAAGTTGAATTCACACACATTGTTCCTAAAGGGTCAGGTACTAGTGACGTAGTTATTGTAGGACCAGACTTCATACATGTTATCGACTTAAAGTTTGGGAAAGGGGTAGCGGTAAGCGCTATCGGTAATCCTCAACTAAGACTCTATGCATTAGGTGCTCTTAAAAAGTACCAAATGAAGGGAGTGTTCACAGAAGCTAGAATGACTATTATTCAACCTAGACTTTACGACAAGACTACAGATTATCTACCTGTTATGGAATTAAATAACTGGGCAATCACTGAGGTTAAGCCAAAAGCGGAAATGGCATCTCGAGGTGAAGGTCAGTTGGTAGCAGGTGATCATTGTATGTGGTGTAAGCGTAAAGGAAAGTGCGAAGCATTAGGTCAACAACAGCTAGCTGTAGCACGCCAAGAGTTTGAGCAAACTATAGTTGACGACAAGATTTTGGATCCAGTTAATATGACTCCTGAAATGTTAAGCCGAGTACTAACTATCGCACCTAAATTCATAAAATGGTTTAACGAAGTAACGAGTTATACTAAACTAGCTATGGTAAACGAAGACCTTAAAATACCGGGCTACAAAGTAGTAGAAGGCAGGTCAACCCGAATAATGTCGGACCAAGCTGGAATAGCTGAAAAGCTACGAACATCTGGTTTCAAAGAAGAAGACTATTTGACTGCACCAAAACTACTAGGAATAACTAAACTAGAAAAGAACGTAGGTAAAAAACTATTCACTCAACTATGCGACCAATTTATTATCAAACCACCAGGAAAGCCGTCAGTAGTTCTAGAAACAGACCGAAGGACAGCACTGGACATTAAAGACTATAAACTAACGGGACAAGAGTTCCAAGACACAGACAAAATTTAAAAGACACAAGGAGAACAACTATGAGTACAGTAGCAACACCAAAACCAAAGAACCCATGTCTAGTAGTAACAGGAGAGGTAAGACTATCTTATGTAACACTGTTAGAGCCTAGAAAATTCAACGAGACCGACGCAGATGCTAAGTATAGCGTGACTATACTAATCGATAAAAGCACAGACAACGGTAAAGCGACTATTGAACGTATCAAAGCAGGCTTTAAAGCAGCTGTTATAAAAGGTAGTGCTAAGCACTTCGACGGTAGAGTACCTGAGAATGTAAACAATACCTTAAAAGACGGCGACGTTGAATGCGACGACTTAGGCGACTTAAAAAGTAGCAAGAACCCAGAGTACGCTGGTCACATGTACATGAGACTATCTACTAAATACAAACCATCTATTCTTGACAACAACATGGTAGCAATCATTGACCCAGCACTAGTATATAGTGGTGTGTATGGTGCAGTATCATTGACTACATTCCCATATTCTGGTGATGGTAGAAGAGGTGTTAGTGCAGTATTAAACAATGTTAAAATACTACGCGATGGCGAGTCTTTAACTACTCACGTAACAGGCGACGAATTAGCATAAAGGTTAACTGGGACTTCGGTCCCTTTTATGCCCTCTGAAGACCGGGAGGTTGCTAGGTTTGATTACCTAAGCAAGCTGTGTTCGACTCACAGGGAGGGCGCCAATAACAATTTAATATAAAGGAGCGCATATGAAAGATTATCTAGACTTGGGTAAAAAGATACTCACAGAGGGTATGACCTTGAACGCTAGAAATGGCAAGATAAAAGCATTGTTAGGTGAACAACTTAAATTTGACTTATCTGAAGGTTTCCCACTACTAACGACTAAACGTATCAACTTCGACCACATCAAACACGAAACACTATGGTACCTAAAAGGCACTGACAAGATTACATATCTAAAAGACAACGGAATTAACATATGGAATTTATGGGCTGACGAGAACGACAGCATTGGACCTACCTATGGTGTTCAATGGCGTAACTTCAACGAAGAGAACAGAGACCAGATACAAGAGGCTATTGATACTATTAAGACTAACCCACAATCTAGACGAATTATTGTTACAGGCTGGAACCCACTACAAACTAAAGACATGAAGCTGCCACCTTGTTTATTGTTGATGCAATTTCACGTAGACGACCAAGAGAGACTACACACAACAGTATACCAGAGGTCGGCAGATTTTTGTATAGGCGTACCTTATGACATTGCTGAGATGGCTTTGCTAACTCACCTAGTAGCAACTGCAACTAGATTGAAAGTAGGAACACTTACTATGGCATATGGTAACATTCATGTATACCAAAAGCATGCTGAAATCTTTAAAGAGATACAAAGCACTAGAGAACCTAGATGGCAACCATCACTTACAGTTAAAGACAATTTGTTCTTTGACATTGACAACATTAACCCAGACGATATTGAACTACATGACTACTTTCCTGACAAAAAAATTAAATACGATATTATTAAGTAAGGAGTAAATTATGGAACCTGGAACAATAGTAAGAATACGTGAGAAAGTAACTAAAGAGAACCCTAAGCCACTAATGCGAGTATGCAAAGCATGCAATAGCGCAGGCAACGATAATGGAAAAGGTCGTAGTTTTCGAGTATTCGACGAAGGTTATGTTTGTGTTAACTGTGGCGTTACCTTTGAATTAATTGAAGATGGCACAAGAGAGGTGCCTTATGAGTAGAGACTACGAGGCTATCTTGCAAGAACAAGATGCATATAAAATGAAGTTCTTAGCAGAGTTAGAAAAAAGAAACCTACACTTCTTAGACTTAAGTGATAGTAAAGCCAACACACCCGAATATTATTGTATAGTAAATGACAAAAGTTATAAATATTACAAAGCAGGTGAAAGATATGCTGAATTAGTTAATATAGTTAAAGAAGACGTACCTAACTGGATTGTAAATGGGATGGACAACAATATAAGTATTCGTTCCGAATTTATGATACCATTAGAATTACATAATATCATTCACTTATTCTTTAAGTCACAAGGGTGGGTGGTATAATGAGATACGAAACTAAATTTGAAAATATAGTCAACGCTCAAACTGGGGAACTTCTCAAATGTCCTCATTGTCGTAATTTAAGTTGGCTCAGGAATTTAAAAGAAACCCACTTTAAATGCACTAAGTGTAAACTTATTATTAATACTAAAGAGGTGAAAGACTATGGCAGAGAGTAATGTACAAACCGCTATAATGAAACTCATTAAAAAGCGTGGCGGCTATGTTAACAACAATACAGCTGGGATGCACACTGCACCCGGAATAGCAGATTTGACTGCTGGGTATAAAGGGTTATATATAGCTATAGAAGTAAAGAAACCAGAAAAGGCAACTGATGTATCAGCAGCTCAGGGTATACATTGTAGGCTAGTACAGAAAGCTGGTTGTATCAGTATGATTGGTGCTGACGTACACGAGGTAGAAGACTTACTTAATTATATAGATAAGTTAGTAAATATGAGTCCATATGATACGTATAGTATACCAGCTATAATCGAGCATGTAGGTTATTTATTTACTGAGAAAGGTTATGACGATGGTACCAGTTACTAAGAAAGCAGGTGGTATTACTTATAATGAGTACAATGAGATATACCGCCTTCCTGAGCAGGAATTTGCAGAACAATTATTGTTAACAGAAAAACATGCTGTATTAGCATTTGAACCCGGCAAGGGTAAATCATACCCTATCATACATGCTATTAGAGAAGTAGAGAAACTAAAAGGCAGACCTATTAAAGTATTGATTATGTCAGCTGCAGTTGCAATTAAAGCAATGTGGAAAGCAGACATAATGCCACAAGGAGTATTACCTAAGCAAACATACTTTGTTACAAGTGGTACAGCTATTGGCAAAGTTAAAGAAGCTCTAGTAGCAACTAAGTGGGACATCATTGTTATAGACGAATGTCAATCGCTAAGGTCTGGAGTTACTAGAAAGAAATCTAAGTTTGCTAAAGTAGTATATTCATTAACCGCGAAAGCAGAATACGTATGGGGTATGACAGGTACTATAAGTGGTAATAACAATATAGAACCTTGGGCAGTATTGCACAACCTTAACGTAGGTGGAATGGGTAGAATAAGAACGGCCGAGTTTAAGAAAATATTTTGTAATATGGAACTACAAAGAACACCGTACGGAAGCTTTATGAAGCCTGTGTCACTTAACGAACGTGGTGAGAAGTTGCTTATGGATGTTTACTTAAAATCAGTAATGTTCTGGCCGTATGACGACGACGACGATATGCCAGCAATGGACGTAACTCCAATGGCACTGACTACATTTAAAGTTGAGTCAACTAAAGAGTATGAGAATGCACTTCAAGGTATATTAAAATTAGGTGGACACGAGTCTACTACAATGAAAGCAATTGCAATGCAAAAAGCACAACAAGCGCTTAATGGCTTTTTATACTATTATGACGACGACATGGTCAGACAAACATATATAATACCTAACTTCGTTAACCCTAAATTACCATTTATAGTAAATGAGTGTAAGCGAGAGAAAACGATAGTAGGTTATAGATTTCAAATAGATGGTGATAATATACAAACAGCACTTACTAAAGCTAACTTAACTTGGACTAACGACATACTTAAGTTTAAGACTGGTAACTACAACGCATTAGTATTGCAATGTGCACGTGGCAATTCAGTTAACTTACAATTATGTCAAAACATTGTTTACTACTCAATAGACCACAGCTTCATATACTATAAACAATTTATACATAGGACTTGGAGACGTGGACAAGACAAGCCTTGTAAGTTATCAGTATTAGTTAACACAACAGGTGATAAATATATTGTTGAAGGTAAGATTTGGAAAGCCTTAGTTGGCAAACAAAACATACACGACGCATTAATGTCAATTAAACACGCATAAGGAGGTACCGATGGACTTTAATAAATTTTGTGAAGCCTTCCCTAAAGCTGGCTTTGTAAAAATAATAAACTATAATGAAGAAGAAGCCTACGACGAAGCCATAAGAAAAAAGAACAAGGCACCTCTTAATTCGTTAAAAGACCCACTTAACATTGCTCAAGCTAAGAACTGGCTGAGTCGTGGTGGTAGACTAGGTTGGATTGTACCTAAAGGTTATATCGCTATAGACATTGATAACAAAGACCACGCTAGAAGTAGTGAAGTTATTGAAAAGTTGTTAGACAATCATAGTGTTAAATACGTAGCTAATAAAAGTAAGAAAGGTATGCACTTCATATTTGGTAATGTATCACCTATAATGGCTGGTAAAAGTGAGTTCCAAGGACGCATAAATCATATAGGTATTGGAACTGATGGTCGAGGTGATAAGAAAGGTTATATCATACTTCCTGCTAATGACGAGAAGTCAAACAGAGAATGGTATAAGTGGGACGATCTAGAAATAGACGACTTGCCATTCTGGTTAAGACCACTTAGACAAGCTAGAGACACAGACGTAAGCTTTATCGATATGCCAGATGGTTCTGGTAATGAAGCTCTATTCAAACTACGTGGTGCACACACTGGACCTAACTTAGTAACAGAAGAAGAGTCAATTGAATGTTTACGTATCATTAACTGGGAAATTTGGGAAGACCCAATGACCGAGGAAATGTTCAACGCTACAGTAGCTCGTCCAGTTGAAAAGACCTATGGCAACATGGAAGCACAAGACGGCACTGGTAAGGCTAAGAAGCCTGTCTGGTTAGAGATAGCTCGTAAGTTAATAGCTGACCACGGACTGATAGCTGTTGGTGATTATGTATACCAATTCAAAGAAGGTATATATGTAAAGCTAACACCTCACCAAGTGCACGAGCTAGTACACAAAGAAGGTTTTGAACATGCTACTAAACAACAACGTAAAGAGATAATAGAATTTGTATGCGTTGAGAAGCAGATCAACCCTAAACTACTAGACAAAGAGTATGCTTGTATATCAGTAAAGAACGGCTACTTAGATCTACTTAACTTAAAGCTAATTGAGCCAACACCAAACAGTTATAATACTGTTAAGGTTGATATTCCATATAACCCAAATTGTCAGTTCTCAGAACGTATAAACGAGTTTATGAAGTTTATATCTAAAGGTGACGCAAAGGTTATGCAACAACTATATGAACTAGCCGGTTATTGCTTAATACGTAGAAATAACTTTCATAAGTTCTTCGTACTAGTAGGTGGTGGTGGTACTGGAAAGTCCACATACACTAACCTGATTAGAAAAATGTTTAACCCTAGGTATGTATCGACAGTAGGGCTTAGCCAGTTTGATCAAGACTATCACCTATCAACATTGACTGGTGCTATGGTTAACATAGACGACGATGCTAGTAGTGAAAAAGTACTTAGAGATGCAGGTAGGTTCAAATCTATTGTTGCAGGACAACCAGTACTTGTTAGAGCTATATACTCAGAGCCTATCTTACTAGAATGTATGGCAACAGTTATTGTTTGTGCAAACTCTATGGTTAAAATACATGACGACTCAGAAGGTCTATATCGTAGACTAATGCTAGTAGAACTTAACAACAAAATTAAGGAGCCTGATAGAAACTTCGATAGTAAGATTACTGACTTAGATATGGAGTACTTCTTATGCAAATCAGTTGAAGCTATGCATGGAGTATTAAAGTCAGGTAAGTTCGTAATGGAAGAAAGCGAAGAGAAACTTAAGCAGCGTTTCAAAGTAGAGCAAAGCTCAATTAACAAGTGGTGTCAATTACAATATATCACGGTTAAGAGATTAGTGAACAGAGGACTTACCAGCTTATTTGTAGAATACAAAACATGGACACAAATGATGGGCTACCATCCATTCAACTATGGTAACTTCGTTCAACATATAGTTAAAGAATACAAATTGACAACTCATTTTGATATTGCTTTAAATGATCAAATAGTAATCAAATCATTGTTAGACGAGGACTATTGCCCATTCAGTCAATCGCTAGCATCAAGCACATTTACTTAGGAGGTAATTATGAAACATGTAGATTGGAAGAAAGTAGAGAAGCAAATGAAGAAAGACGGCTTAAGTTTTATAGATAATATTAAGTGGGCTAGAATGACGCGGCTTAGTAAGAAACTCCACAAGCTAGAAAGATATTTTGGAGTTGACGACTGGAGAGGTAATGTGAAATGAGATTAAAGTTTTTTGACATTGAGTCGTACCCTAGTTTTTGGGGAATAATAGCAAGTGACCAAGAAGACAGCTATGACTCGTCACCACATAACAACAAATTAAATAAAGCTGAAGAACTTAGAATTAAAGCTAAGATGCGTGAGTATACGAGTGACCAAGGTCGTGAAGGTTTAATGAGACTTAAACGTGATATGTCTAGTGGTGTATTGACAGGGTTTAACAACAAACGATATGACCAAATTATTCTTAATTGTATATTGGCAGGCTTTACAGCTCTAGAAGTATACATTGCATCTAACTTAGTTATACACCGTAAGAACCCTGACAAGTATAATGCATTCTTGAGAGAGTACCCAGACGGTTATAGAATTGCAAACTATATTAGACGTAAGTTTACAGGTGAAGCATATCAAGACTTAATGGACGACACTAACAATAAAGGTTTGAAAGATCATGAAGCTTCGTTAGGTTTAGACATTAGAGAGACTACAGTTCCGTTCGGACAAAAGACTTTAACGGCTGACGAGAAAGCGCAGATAATGTTTTATTGTCGACACGACGTATATGCACTACACGCTTATTACATTACTGTATCTAAACCGTATATTGATACTAAGGTATCATTATGTAAACAATATGATATTGCAGAACGCATAGCATACCAATCTACGAATGCAGTATTGGCAGGTATAGTGCTAGGTGCTGAGAAGTACCCCGGTACTACAATCGTTGACCCGACAATTACGATATATCAAAAAGAGTTACGTGAGTACTTTGAGAAGTGGATACCTAATGAGTTATACCATCATATACTTACTTCACAGCAAGCTAAGAACATGACTATATTTGGTAATAGAGTTTATACTGCTGATGGTGGTTTACACTCAATTATTACTACTCCAAAAGTAGGTAGATCAAATAGTTGTATATATGTAGAAGCTACTGAGTCACATGGTATGTGGCACGTTGATGCATCTTCATGTTACCCAGCTACAATGATATTCTGTAATGCAATGCCGAGAGGTATAACTAAACCACAACGTTTCGTTAAGTTCTATAGTACTAGATTAGGATTGAAGCAGAAGCCTAAATCAACTTGGACAACTGAAGAGTTTGAATTCGTACCATCTGCAAAGCTGGTTATGAACACTACGTTCGGTGCAGCAGGTAATAAGTGGTTAGCATTATACGACGACTATATGAGATCAAAAATATGTCGCATTGGGCAAATGATACTTATATCACTAGCTAACAATATATACAAAGAACTTGGTCTTCAAATCATACAAAGTAATACAGATGGTATTATTGTTTATGGTTCTAAAGATAAATATGATGCACTAATTAGAGTAGTACAGAACTTCGAGCGTATATCTAAATTCACTTTTGAAGTTGACGAAGAGAAAAAGATATGGCAAGCGAATGTTAACAATTATCTAGCTATAGACATTAAAGACAAAGTAACACTTAAAGGTGGAGCATTCATAAATACAGTGTTCCAACCAGGTACTAACAGAATAAGACCACTTGGACTACATGTTATAAATAAAGCACAAAACGAGTTCTATATAAATAAGACTAACCCAGTTAAATATTTGTTAGAGCACACTAAGGTAGCAGACTTCTGTCTTACAGCTACTAAAGGTCCTAGCTTCTATACTTCAGTACAACGAAATGTTGGCGGTGACTTAGAACTTGGTAAAGTGAGTAGAGTAGTTGCTAGTGACAATACTAAATATGGTTCAATTAAGAAATTGAAGTGGAGTGAAATTAAACCTACTGCGACTCAAATACGAGCTGGCAAGACAGTTGATATATTGTTAGCAGCACATAGAGCAGCTGGTAAGAAACTTAAGTTTGAGAACAACAAATGGTATTTACATCAAGAGAACACAGTTGCCAATTGCCCACCACACACTTGGATTGTTAACGATGCTTTATACAACTACAAGATAGAAGGTCCATACCACGATAGACGATTGACACACATAGATGGCTCGTCGGCTAAACTAGACTTTAACTACTACACTGAGAAATTAAGTAATGCACTAGACCGTCATTGGTACAAATTAAAAGATGGCAAACTAGCGTATACGAAGGAGTTTAACTTATGATAAAGAAAGTATTAGTAGGCTTTAATAAAGTAATGCAAATAATATCTACGACGACTACTGTCATATACCTAGGTTGGTTCATAGTATATGCTGCAGAAGACCGAAGTATTATTGAGATACTTAGCAACATACCACCAGCTATAAATATCGCAGGTGGAATTAGTATCTTAGTTGGTGCTATAACATGGTCAATAGACGCATACTTATATGAAGTGTCAGAAGAAAGATTAAAGTCACGATAAATTAAAGGAGGTGCAATATGTTAGCTGATATGGGAAGATTAATGCCGCAAGAGTTTAACTCTAAAGAGCAATGCTTGAAATGGTTACAGAATAAACAATTAGGTATAAGGCGTTCTATTACTTTGCTTTCTAAGAACGACGATTGGTTAGTGATACGTGTACCTATTACCAATGAAAACATCGAAATTCATGGCGACGTTGCTGAAATCAGATGGATCCACCTGGCAATGGTTAGAAATCAGATGTATACTATAGACTAAAAAGAAAGAGGTGTAATAACCTCTTTTTTCATGCTCTCAATATATAGACTATGGATCCTTTTAGGATAATATATGGGATCAAATTAATCTTTCTTATAATTAATCACGGGACTATATAATTCGCCACAGATATATCATAGAAGACGCGACAGTTTGCTTCTATGATATTCTTTCAATTAAATTGAATGATATGAAAAAGGACACCGGTTGGTGTCCTTCCTACTATTTGGCTACAAAGCCTTGTGATCCATTATATAATAAACCAGTGATACCTAACTTCTTTAGAGTAGCATATTCGCTATCACTTGCATAGTATTTATTACCATCTTTCAACCATGCTTGTATCTTAGCGTATGTACTGTTCTTAGTCATTATACTTCCAACAGTTCGTGCTCGTTGTTCTTCAGTCATTTGAGAATACCTAAGTGTTGCAAAAGTATCATGCTCAGTCAATACTCTATGCATTGACGAACTATTATAGAACTCAGTTAATGCAATAGCATTCCAATTACCATATTGTCTATTGAGTTCAGCAGTCTGAGTAGCTGTTAAATCAAATGCTTCACCATTGATTGTGTACTTGCCACGTAACTGATCTTTATTGATACCAAGCGCTCTAGACTTCTCTTCAAGACTACTTATATTTCGTACTTCTACAAAAGGTACTATTCTATTGAACGCATCCCATAAGTCACCTTCGTCTCCAGTATATGGATTAACTTTCTTATTGACACCAAAGGCACTACCTAAGAATGGTAATCTAGCTACTGCTCTTTCAAATACATTGTCTGGCTTAAATGAACCAGTAGCACTTGCACCTGACAGCCATCTTAAACCATTAGGTATGAATGATAACATTGTTTGTTCACCATAACCAATACCCCATGATACCCAGCCGCCATTGTTATATTGGTCTAGCTCTAATATCTGAGTCAGGAAGAACCCGTCTAACAATGGACCAGCCATTGCGTCTAAGCCTTCTACTAACTTACCATTTTCTCCCCAGCCTTTAATTAGTGCTGCACCGGCTAGTACTGAACTAGAGCCGAATATAGTAGCGACATCAAAGTCTACACTACCTATTCGTAATTTAGGTGTTCCGTAATCGTCGTCGTCTAAGGCTATCTTACCAGTTGCTGCTAACAACATTCCAAAGAGTACTGCCATCGTTCCTATCACACCTGACCCTACGTCACGTCTAATTAAGTACTCGGTCATTTCTGGCGGTACTTGTGCAGTACCTTCTGCCCACTTAGTTTCTGCTTTCGTTATTTGGGCTTCTAACTTGGTTAGTCTACGTATACTGTTCATTAGTCCTAATGGACTATATGTTACAGCAGCTTTAAACCAATTCCATTGAGCTGCTCCAAAAGGTAATATCAGCTTATATGCAAATAATAACTCTTCGTTAACTCCAGCCAACATTGTTTCAAACTCGTTGAATTTATTGTCTGAGTGCATATAGTCTTTCATACCCATACCAATAGCCGTTGCAAAGTCACTCATTATATCGTCACTTACTACGTCTCCTTGTAATGAATAACCACGCTCTGCCATTATTTTACCGAAGTACCTAATAGCTGCTTCACGCACGTAGTTATTATCTGACAATACTTTCATTAAGAATTGGTGATACTTATTAACAATTTTATTGTCGAACATACTTTGGTTATAGTATTGGTTGTACATTGACTTAATAACCATGTTAGCAAATAATGCATCTTTATTAGCAACACCTGTAGCATCTTTAAAACGCCTTTGAATATCGCTAGGATTATACTTAGACAGATTACTTACAATGGTATCGAACAGTTTATTGTCGATAAAGTGTTTGTCTATGTAGTCCTGAATTTCAGTAGTAACTTTACCATTCATTTTAAACTGTCCGGCTACTGATTTCTCAGTGAAGACTTTGTCACCTATTTTGCTAGATATTTTGTTTAGTCGCTTAAGCATAAAGTTTGATATTTTGTTACGTAACCACGTAGGTGGTCCAGTCAACATTGACATAGATCGTAACATAGTTATCTTACGCAATATACCTTTCTTACTTGTCTTCTCTTGGTTAACTCTGTTTATAATAGTCGCTTGTGCTTTCGCTATGTCTTCCATGTTACCTTTCTTAGCTGCATCTAACAATATGTTTTTCTCGTCAGCTGTAAGTAACACTCCTGCTATTTCCATGTCGGCTGCTTTCATAGCTTCTATCGGGTTAATGAAAGTCTTTAAGTTCTTCCATACTGATAGTGCAGTACCTGCGGCGGTTACTTGTCCTTTAAGGTTATTATTAATTCTACTCTTAACGTTCGCGTTAAACTTATAGAATTGACCACCATCTTTTATCTCAGACAATACATAACCTAAGAAGTACATCTTAACTGCTGCAAAGGTTTGAGTCTCTGTGCTATCACCAGCAATACCAGTCATATTAGCATCCATAAACCACTTAGCTGTTGCCTCAGCTTCTGCAGTAGTCATGTCCATTAAAGTGTTGGCATTGTTCTTAAAGAATACTTCACCATTATGGACATTCTGCTGTCTATTATTTGATACACCCTTGACGGTCGACATACGCTGTTTACCCCATTGAGTATTCAGCATCTCAGTAGCGCTCTTAGTTATAGCATCTCTACTTTCAAATTCGAATGTCTGGTTAATTACTTTAGTTGTGTGAACATACTTAAGCTTCTCACGTAAACTCCTCTTGTCTGTCTTAGTTGTAGTTTCACGTTTAGCTACTCGGTCTAATCTAGCTTTTTCAATTCTGACTTTCTGCTGTCTAAGTTCTTGCTCACCTATAATACTACTAAGTTGTTTAGCAGTTTCTTTCATATCAACTAACAATGATAATAAGTCTTGGTCACTCATAGATTGATAAGTCTTAGTAAGCTTGTAGGTCTTAGGATCAATTACTGCTTTAATAGAGTCTGGCATTTTATTGTATCTACGTTTAAGTCCACCGATACGTTCAGTTACTCTACTAGCTCTCTCACGTATATGGTCTTTAAGGTTCTTAGTAGATCTAGGTTGCTCGCTCAAAGGTTTAACAATATTTTCAATAGGTTGAGTCTTAGCGTTCTCATTACTAAGAGCAGCTAAGTATCGTTTATTAATTGTTGTCTCGTCGTAGCCAGCCATCTTACTCATTATACGTCTAAGTTCTGCCATTACTTTAGGACCTTTAACTTTCCTTTCAGCAATTGGTAGTTTCTCAACTTTCGCGATTAATGCATTAGCTACATAGTTGTTGATAGTATTTAATTTTTCTTGTCTAGTAACAGTATCTAACATTTCGCTTATATCAATATCTTGTTCGTAGTCAGTAGTAGCAGTACGTATTCCTTGTACCCAGTTAGTATCTTTATTGTATATATCATTTTGTTTAAACGACATATATTTACCAATAGCATTAATACTTCTCATACCACGTAGCGTCCCATCATAATGTAGGAAGACTGCAGTATTAAGTTGTTTAGCATCAGCATGTTGATTGTCTATAAATGCTACCTTACCAGCATCAGTCTTTATCATAACCGTTTGAGAGCGTTTCATATACTTAGTATAGCTCTTAGCTATAGTAGTATCAGTGTCAGCATCACTTAATGTCTTGATTAACAACTTAGTCATGTTCGCAGGTGTGATTTGTTTATGTTGATATTCGGCTGGTACCATATATGATAGTGTTGACAACTCTTCTATATTTGACAATAGACTACGCATAGCACTATATGTAGTTTTAGCAAGTTGCTCATTGTTGTAGAAATACTTAGCTATTGCTTTAAACGTATAGTCATTCATAGACTTAGTAGTAGCTACATATTTACTTATATCGTAGTATGTTGTTTTACCACTTTTAATACTGTCTTTAAGTACCTTCGGTAGTTTAGCGAAATCTTTAGTAGTAGCAACAATGAAGTTAGCTACATTATCATTCACTTGAATTTGTATACCTTTTCTAATTCTATACTTAAGATTAGAAGTACTAGCCACCTTGTTATTTATATATCGGCCAGTGGTTGGTATAGCTGCATCCTCAGCGACGTTAGTTGCACTAGTACTAAGAGCAGTAACGTAATTATAAAATTGTTCACTATCTACTCGTCTACCATTATATTGTTCAAAGTCATTTCTGTTTAATTTGTCAGTCCAATTTTTAATGAACTTGCCATTATCTTCCATAGTAACTCGTTTCATAGTATCGTATGCAGTATCAAATATAATTAAGTCATGCGCGGGCTTAGTTTCAATATAATCAGCCTCTACTACATTTTTAATTAACACAGCTTTCTTAGTAGTATTCTCTTGTACCCACTTAACTGCGTTGTCTGTACTTAATGCCATACCTTTGAAACGTAAGTCGTCAAATGATTTGCCTTTACCGTCAATAACATATACATCGTCTTTTTGTAGATTAGAGATCCAACCTACATATGAATTAGTTGATGCACTAGTACCGCCTGCATAAGCGCTAGCTATCTGTGGACTACTTGTCAAGAATATATGTCCTTCATGTTGTTGAGCACCTTCTTGTCCAGCACCTCTATACATTACTAGTGGCACACCTGACTTAGTTTGTAAGAAGCCATCTTTCATAAAAGTCTGTACAGATTTTTTATTCTTTAAGGCTTTCTGCTTTTCTCTAACTAGTGGTGTGTCTTGTGCTTTCTGGTATTGCTTAGCTTTCTTCTGTAAGTTGCCTTTATCACGTGCCGCCTCTTTAGTAGCATCAGGTGCCATAGGCCAAGTTCTATTGTTGTCGTTAGGTGATACTAAGGTTTGTCTATCGTCCTTCCATCTAAAGCCAGTCTCGAACATAAATGCTGTTAAACTAGAGTTAGCTTCAATCTCACCCGCTAACATAAAGTAAGCAAAGTAGTAGTTCTTACCGTCTGGGTCTTTCAACAATTCATACGACAATGGCAAGTTAGTTTTTATATAGTCAGTTAGATCTGCTTGTACGTCGTCAGGTAGAATATCGAACATTGCCGGTGCTCCACCATATACAACACTATCATTGTCATAGCCCATTAAGCTAAACTGAGTAGCGTGTGTTACTTCGTGCATTACTACATTATTAATGTCAGTACCACGTAGTATTATAGTATTTGTGTCTTCGTCATAATGGTTGTTAGTACCTGCTTTCAAAGCACCTGGTTTTATTATTACTTTTGTTTCACTTAAGAATTTAGTCTTAGTATCGGCAGCTAAATCAATCTTACTAATATCTTGTAATGTAAAATCTTTACCAGCTTTTTGTTTAGCTTTAAAGTCATTTTTAAACTTCTGTTGGTCGCCTAGATATTTATCTTGTATAAAGGTATCTTTATCTAATACTTCTAATAGCTTACCATCATACCCTAATGTATACGCTTTAGCAGACGAGTTGAATAATACTTCTCGTATAGCAGCTAGCCGATCTTGGTAGTTATCTAATGCATAAACACTTTTATTTATTTCTGGGTTTATATCTAATGGACTGAATGTACCATTTATTAAGTCGTCAAACCCAACACCGAATACATTTTCAACATGTGCTATAGCATTTAAAGCACTAGCATTGAATGGGTCTGTTTCTAAGAAGGTTGTTTTCTCTTTATACGAACCAGAGCGTTTAGCATAAAAGTTTAAACTGATACCTGCATCAAGTCGTCTAAGATAATCAGTAGATCTAGCATTCTCTTTAAGTGCTTTAATTTTCTGTGAGGTTAAGTCTGAGTCACTTTTATGTTTGTCTAACTCTTTATCAAACATTGCTATACGTTCAGCATTTGGAACTTTGTTGCTCTTGTCACTAGTTATCTTGTTTATCAACTTAGTGAATATAACATTCCTATGTGCGTTAATAGCATCTTTAAGTTCTTTAGGTAGTATAGCATTATCTATTGCACCGACATCTACAAATGCATATTGTGTAGCAAATGTTACTAGTCCAGAACGCATGTTCTCTTGCACTTTCTTTAATAAGGTCATATATGCTTTCTGGTCTAACCCTACAGTACCTGCTGCCACGTACGGTGATAGCTTGCCAGTAATTAGTTGGTCTATCTTCATTAAGATATTTATAGCCGCTGCTTTATCACCACTTGTTTTATATTTAGCTTCACTAGTTTTTAATAGCATATAGCCGTAAAACTGTTTGTCAAATAACAATGCAGTAATAGCTTGGTTTATTGTTCCGTTAGTACCAGTTATTTTATTGTATGAATGTAGCACTAGTTTCGATTGTCTAGGTGTTAAATTTGCTTCAACTGCTTTAACACTCTTATCGTATGCTAAACCTTTAATTATTGTTGGAATATCACCACTCTTGATTAATTTATTGTTAACAAAAGCTACGTCGTCTGAACTAGCTACTGTCGCACCATCTACACCAACTAATACTTTAATATCAGTCTTAGTTAGCATCTCTTGTAATACAGCGTATGTATCTGCTTCAAGGTCTGAGTTAGTCTCGTCTAGCTTAGTAGTTGTTGTAACAATATTATCTAGCTTAGTTACTTGTTTCGATTTAAGTAGTTTGCTACGTTTCTTTATAGCATCTTTTACTTTCTTTTCTAACGTCTTAACGTGTGCTATGTTTGCTCCACTCTGAACTTTGTATAAATTCTGCCATAACTCATTACTATATTTAGTATTAGTATTTAATGCTTTCAGCTGAGTTTTCTTATTATTACTAGCTACCATCTTACTAACCATAGCATCAGCCTTTGCACTACGCTCAGTGCCCATAGTCGCGTACACGTCACCAAGTATTGCCATCGCTGCGTTCATAGAGAACATAGATTTAGCTTTCTTTTCTATACTTGATTTATTATCGTTAATAACGCCCATATGGTCGTTCATAAGTCTCATAGACTCATTTAAGTTCATAGTTTGGAAAGCACCCATAAAGGCAGTCTTTCCTTTTTTGTCTATAGTAACTCCACGGTTTGATACTACTTCGCCAGTCTTCTTATTTGTTTTAATAGTACCTGGTAAGAATGTTTTAACATTACCTGCTAACCCCATAGTATAAGAAGTTAATGCACCTATTACAAATGCGTCTACTAGTTCTTGTATTGTTACGTCTACACCAAATCGTCCGTCGAATGCTTCGTCAATGAAACTATCTGACAATTCTTGGAAAGTCTCTTCTAGACCTTCTTTGAGTGCTTCTTTAGTAAAGCGTGCAGCTACTGCAGCTCCTGCTCTCCAACCAGTTTTAGTAGCTAAGCTTGCTGCAGCTTTAGTAGCAGCTTCACTAGCTATATCACTACCAGCGGTACCTATACCTCTATCAATTGCAGTAAAGCCTATTAACATTCCCAGACCTTTTTCAACAGCGTATTGAGCTGCTGCTTTAAGTCCTGCTTGTGCTACTACTTTACCAGCATTTAAGTCTTTATAACTAACACCATTTAATGATGCAGTAGTTACACTATCTTTAACCATACCCGAGAATATACCACTATAGAATAATGCTGATCTAGCACCTGCACTAATTGCAGTACCGGTAGTACTTGCTCCACCTGTAAAGTATGCTAGTGCGATAGTTGGTACCATATAACCGATTGCTTGTGATATACCATTACTCACTGTACCCCACCAATTGGTACCTGTACCTTCACCTGACGAGTTAGCTATCTGAGCAATCCAATTTGGTCCATCGCCCAGTCTGTACCCTTCGTCAAATGCATCTACTGCGTCTACGCCATTAGCATAATTCTTTTGGAATTCAAAAGTAGCTTTAGTCAACCAATCGCCTACTTTAGCCCAAGGGTTACCTGAGAACTTGTCGTCATTGTCAAAAGCATGTAAAAACCGGTCACCGGCATTTGCATCGCCTGACCAGTTAAATAACATATTAAATAAACCTTCTTCTAAGTTGTATACGTCACCAGTGAAGTTTAAAATTGCACCAGTAAAATTACCAACTTGACTAACTACTTGAGCGCCAGTCTTAGTGAACCAATTTCGTCTGTCTTTATCAGCTTGAACAATTTCAGCATCCCAACGAGCAGTCGTACGTTTTAATATTTCTGTAGCCCACTCTTGGTCAGTGTACTCACCGAAGCTATAATCATTATCGCCAAGTCGTTCTTTCTTAGTAGTATTATCTAAGTGAGGTGTTTGAAGAGCTAACATGTAACTGTCGTAGTCTGCCCTACCTTCATACCCTGATACAATATCTACTGCCTCTCTAGAGAACCCTTTGTCTTTGCTTGCTTCTAACAAACTAGCCATATCTTGCGACTCACCACGAGTAGCTGCTTCTGACCAGAAGTCGTCACGCAAGAACTCATTGTTCTCGCTTTTAAATTTCTTATAAAAATAACTAGTCGGATCAGTGTTCTTTAAATAACTGTTAACCGACTCTAACTGACCAGTACCACGTTGCGCTCTAATGTCTGACGCTTCGGTAGCCGTTGGTCTAGTTCTGTTTACTGTTGCCATATGTCTCTCCTTTACTCGGGCTCTACACCTCGAGTTATTATGTTATGACTTTATACCTTTCGTAACTGCTTTTCTAAATTGTTGTAACCCACCAGATCCGAATAGCCATTGTGACCATTCTCTGTCTGCTACATTATCACCCATTTCAGACTTAACCCATTCAGCATAGCCTTTAGCTTGCTCGCCCCTACTGTCATAGTAATCAGTCAGTTGACCACTAGCATCAAACAATGTATCATACAAAGTATCTACTTCTTGATTTCGTTGTGCGTCTGTCAAGAATGTTTTAGTAGGATCTGAGATGCCACTTACATTTTTAACATATGATAAGTAGCCTTCCATTGTAGTTTTTACTCTGTCCATATTATATACTTCTGATGCGAATGTGTCACCAAGAGCACTAGTAGCTTTACCAGCACTAGCATTAATATCTGCTCGTGCATTAGCTGCTGTAAGTTTAGCATTTGCTACATTTGATTGTAAGTTTTCAGTAGATGCTTTAATGTATGCACTCTTATAACCTTGACCCATTTGAGAGCCTTGAATATTTCGGTTAGCTGCTAAGTAACCGCTGTATGCTTTGTCTATTGTCGGCGAGTACTGTTTGTTTATTGACTGTAACGCCGCCTGTTTTGATAGTCCTATTTCGCTTTGCGCTGTATCATATTGAATAGCACCGGTAGATGTCTTTTTGTTAGACACATAGTTACCACTAATTGAATTAGGAACAAAAAATCCATTACTCATTATCTAACCTCCTCCCCTCTCTCGTATTTTATCGTAATACCGTTTAGTTGTAATCTAGCAGGTACCTTAGTCTCTGGGTCTGCTGCCATACCCCACTGTAGTTGGTTTATCTTCCAGTAATTAAATCGTTTAACAAATGGTCTGTACCCATCTACTACGAACCCTACAGTGTCTGGCTCTCTAGTACTTATAACTTTTCTATACAATTTTATTTGACTTAGTATAGTTTGTTCTTTAACATTAGACTCTTTTAATTGATAGATCAGTTGCTTAATATTCTTGTAGTGTGCTGGTGCGCTAAAGTGTAATAACTGTGACTCTATTTTCCAATCGATAAACTCAGTGCTTAGGTCTCTATAAGTAATATAGTCTTCATTGAATTTATATAGCCCGTTGTTAACAATATATAAGTTAGTTTGGTCAGTTAATAATTTAGATACATTTACTGGACTACTAAACTTCCACCAACTCATAGTACGTAAGTCTAACATTAAGTAATCTTTAGTACTATTAGTTAAGAATATATAGTCGTTCATTTGTATTATTTTAATAGCATTGATTTTATAGAACTCTCGCCATAAACTAACAATGTTATCTGTAACATATTCTACAACTTGATCAGTAGTAGCTACATCTGCTTGATAGTTCATTACTGCCAATCCCTTACTTGTCGGGTACAATGTATAACCACCATCTTTAGTATTTATAACTGTATCACCTTGTCGTATGCCATTAGATAATCTAGTCGTTAGATAGTCATATCTATAGCCTAATAAATCGTCAGCAACTTTAGTGCTTATGATTATGTCGTCTATTAAGAACACTGCGACTTCAGTCGTTGATATGTTAATTAAGCCGTTGATATTCGAAGTAAAGCCTTGGTCATTAATTATAGGTAAGTTAAATTGAATATCAGTACCGGTACTAAAGTTATTGGTGATACTCAAAGTGTTTCCAAACCCTAAATATAACTCGTTATTAACATGAGTGACATCTGGTATATTTGTGTATGGGGTTGCACTCTCTCGAGTATATGTAATAGTAACAATCTTGCTACTAACGTCATTTGTAAATATCTTAGTACCTATTATCATATAATAGTATTTGCCATTTGTAACTGTTGCATCACGACTGTATGGATCTGGCCAGTCTTCATTGTCGTCTAGAGTACTTGGTAGATTGGCTATTCCATCTACAGTTAATGTAGTCATGTTATTAATGTGTCCAGTTTCTAAAAACAATGGAGCACCGTTAGTATCTACTACACTGCCTATAGCAAGTCCATATTGGAACTCATTAAAAGTTAACCAATCAGGTGTATTATATTGACGACCTATTAAAGCTCTAGCACTTACCCATATACCATTGTTATCTGTAATACATTCTAGTTCAATAGCGTCTATTGCAAACCCAGTGTCTGGGTGAACTAGTTGAGTAGATCTAGTAGCATTAACAATTATACCGTATGCATTGTCTAGTGTCTGTTCTACTAAGATAGGGTCAGCCCCAATCCATATAGTACCATTGTGTATATAGTATGTTCCAGTCTCAGTAATGTATACTGTCTCACCATCTACATATGTTCCACTTAAGTTTTCGAAGTCTACTACTGTAGCTACAGTATAATCGTATGTGTCTAAACTAGTACTGAACATATTAACCATATATGTACTAGTTGCGGTTGTTGCTGATAGCCATGCAGTTACTACACTGTTAGTATCGTCACCACTTATAGTAACACTAAATGGTGATATATCTTGTCTAGTTTTATTTATTTGTATTAGTGGGTTTATACTTGCTGTTATCTCAGTATAGCCTAGTGTACCAGGCACGTAACCTTTTGTCTGTAAGCCAGGTCCTCGCCAGTATACTCTAGTGATAGGTACGCCAACGTCTTCTCTGTACAATACAAATGTAAATACTTCAGCGTTTATAAATTTAGCCGTGTTCTGTCTACCACTAACTATACCAGTACCTTCTAGTTGAGGTGCTGTTGAAGCTGGTAGATCACCTTCTCGTAGTAAGTCCCATGTCTTAAGTCCTAAGTCATATCTAAACACACCGTCTACTGCAACAAAGAAATAATGTAGTCCATCGTCACTTATTGATGCAATTTGTAAGAACCCGTTATGTGTTGGGTATAAAACTCTTTCAAAGGTTTGACCAGCATCGTATGATATAATTACATGGTCGCTTCTACCTACTGCCATCATTGTAATACCTAGTGTATCGTTAGTAGCCACACTAACTAGGTCAGTAGGTGATACATAGCAATTCAGTCTATCTAGTAATCTGAACTCTGTGTTTATATTAGCATTAGGTAATTGCCATGTTAAGTCGTCTGGTGATTTAGTGATTACTACCTCTGCATCACCATCTGGTAACACCGGCAGTATGTCTTCACTCCATATGTATTGTTCTTTATAACTTTCAGTAAATAAGTTAGCTGGGTTTTCAAAAGTCTCTTGCCCAACAACTCGTTTAGTGATAGGTATATGTGCTAAGTCTCTAAGCAACTGCCAACCTGTCGAATAACTATTAGTGTCGATAACTCGAGCATCTACGTCGTTGAATACTATAAGATATTTTTCAATAGCCGCTACGTGATACTCAGTTACTAACTCAGTCATAATAGTTAATAGTCCAGTCGCTTTTTCTCTAGCCACAATAGTAAATTGGTCGGTATCATTAATACTAATATACACTACTACTTTACCAGTTTCATATATATCTACTAATGAATAACCGTCTGGTACTATCGAAGTCTCAATAGTCTGTGAACCATCTAGAATATAACTAACAGGTAATTGTTCACCAACAATAGGTGCTCTGCTTACTAGCATCATGTCTTCATTAACAAATACATTATTCGTATCTTTAAATGACTCTTGCTCTACTTCAAATATATTGTCGCTATGTACAATACCTTTAAAGTTCATTTGGTGCATATGCTTAGAATAGTTTTTTATGTCTTTCGTGCTATATGGCATTTTAGGTGCTCGTTTAAGTGTAATCATACATGCCTCCTTATACTATAGCTTTTAATGCTAGAAAATCAGTCGCTGTACAGTTAGCCAAAGCTCTCTCAAACTGAGCACGTTTGATGCCTGCTTTTTGTTCGTGGTTTTTCTCTAGACACACTGCTGCTACATATATAGGTATAGTCAAGAATATATCAATAGGCATGTCTATAACCGTCTCACGATCCATACCTGATGTAAACCTAAACCACACACCTTTATAAGGTATGAAGAATTTACCTACATTGTATAGAGTCACGGTATTTCTGCCGGTATATTCAAAGTCGTCGTTAGTTGCTTTACCTTTAGCATGTGTCGCAGCTTCAGGTATTTGACCAGTAACAAATAGTTCTGGATCAAAGTCTGCTATTTCTTTAAGTATATATGCCTGCTTGTCTGCAAATGCAATAAAGTCTTCCGGCATACCTACTGGATCATTTAACAAATAAATGTTCTGGTCGTTAAACCACTTCTTACTATCAATTGAGTCGGCAAAAATAGGCTCGTCTAAGCCTAGTGTTTCCCAATTTATTTCCTCTTCTGTAGCTAATCTAAAACCTTCAGTACCTGCATTTATAACTGGAGCAAATTCACTTACTCCTTCATATTCTAGGTAGTCTAATTTAGGTTTGTTAGCACATATTGTTTGCATTGCCTCATTGGCAAAAATGTAATAACGTTTTTCTAAGTCCATGTCTTTAGCTTCGGCCTCGTCTATGTCAAGGTGAGCTAACGTTGCTTCGTTGATATAACCAAATGTATACATAACTTCCTCCTTGCCTCTATAACGCGGAGGCTGGCGATTTTTAAAGTCAAGCTCAATACACGCCAGTGCTATTGAGCGACTCTTAATTGTGGAACAGGTAGGTATCAAACCTACTTAACCTCGAACGGTCCCTTCCATAAATAAAACCTACCTATCGTCGGTAGGTTTTATTTCTCTTATATTGTTACGTCAGTTTAGGCTACTGGTGTATCAGCAATATTTGCAATATTAACTGAACCATAGTTAGCTACTGGTGTTACTTCCGTAAACGTTGCTGGGTTCGCCCATGCGTTTGCAGTGTTATCAAGCCCATAGTATGTAGTCGGATTACCTATCAAGATATATGCTAGGCCTCTCCAAGATGGACAGTAGAAATCGAACGCTTGTTTACCAAGGTATTTCGTACTCTCTGGATCTTTAGTCTTAACTACGTCTAAGCTGAACTTAACACGTTCTAACATGATCGGTCCTTTATTTTGCTTGTTGTACGTTTTATCTAACATTAACATACCTACAGCGTAATCTGCAATTCCATTATCTGATGCAAATTGAGGAATAGGTTGGTCGTCGTTACCATCTAAGTGTGAGTCTACATAAGTAGTGAAGTTCCCCTTAATTGGATTAAGTTGGGTTTTACCACTTGCTACACTGAAGTGCTCTGCAGCGATAACGCTTTCAATTGCTTGATTTAAGTGAGCGTCTTCAGTCATAACAAGATGTTTGTTACCACGTAAGCCTGCACGCTTGTTGTTATCGTTTTTAAGCTTGTTCATGTACACTTTGATTTGGTATAGACCGTTAGCGATCTTTTGATGTGCACCTATATCACTACCATCAAGAGCAACGTCAATGTAGAACTTATTACTTTGTAGTGCTGCATCGAACTTAGCATCTGTCATGTCGTCTTTTCTTACAATAGTATGTGCGTTAGTGAATACTGGGTTCTTAACGTCGCCCATTGGGTCGCCGTCTGTAGTATCTGCTGAAGTAATCTTGATCCACGATTTAGAAACCGGGTCAAAGATCTTACCTCCGAAGAATGCGGTTAGTGCGAATATTCCATATTCAATAACCTGTCTTTGCCATGCTAACTGGAAGTCTGAAACCATTTCGGTAATACCGGCATAGTCTGCTTCTAGTATCATTTGCCATGTAACTACTACTTTACCATTAAAGGCTTTATAGCTAACAGTAGTTCTAAAACCACCACCGCTTGTGAAACCTGGGTAACTAGCGTAGTCTACAGTTTGTTCGAACGCTTGTGTAAAACCAGTACTTGATCCGTATGATTTTTGGAAGCGTTTTAATGGAACCATTTTGTAAATTTCCATTAATGGGTTTTGCTTTTGGAAGTCCTCTTGTCGTCTAGCATATAGTTCGTCTAATGCGTTATGCATTATGTTAAACTGCTGAGGTAATTCCAGTCCTTTGTCTATGTTAAAATATCTCATTCCTTACCCCCTAAGATGCTGTACGAGCGATAGAGTCAACGTCAATTAACTTAATATCGTCGGCATTAGTTATTTTGTATACTGAGACTAATTTGTCAGTAGCCTCGTTTTTAGCAATGTCGTCAAATTGTGTATTATATTGTTCTGCTTTAATAAAGTCGCCTGGTTGGTTATGTAGTGAGTTATCTGATTGAGCAATAATGTGTGTTGCATCACCGATACCTGCTGCTACCATAGTAGCTTTAGCTCCGGTAAATGTAGTTGCTATTAATGCTCCAACACCTGTTATTGGTGCTGTGATAGTATAAGTGTTATCAGCACTCTTTACTATTTTTACTAGTCGTCTGACTGCAAAACCTTTAACTGTTGCGTCATGTACAGACTCGTCAATTCCGCCTGCTATTGTTGCTTGATGCAGTGGAAGAGCTCTCTGTAAATAACCAGTTTCAAAGTCTGCTAAGTATCCTATAGTTTTTAACATATTGTTCTCCTTTATTTAACCGCAGTTACTGGTGTAACTACTGGCTTGATTGGTGTTGGTACCACTGGTGGTTTTGGTGCCACTAGTGGTTTTGGTGCCACTGGTGGTTTTGGTGCCACTGGTGGTTTTGGTGCCACTGGTGGTTTCGCTTTAGCGATAAAACCTTTCGGTTTAACTACTGGAGCTTTCCCTGTTTTAAGCTTGATATAATCTGCTTCAGTACAAGGTGCTGCGCCAAGTCGTCTAACTCTAACGTCTTTCATATATTAACCCTCCTTCTTTAAAGTTACTGTTTGTTTATTAAGCTCTTCGTCACTGATACTATAATCACCTAGTGCTAATGTCTCTTGATAAATTGCTTTTTCTTCTTCAGTATAACCACGAGTTGTAGTTTTACCTTTTGTACCTGTTGGAGCTAAATGGGTTAATGTGCCATTATTCACAGCGGGTATACCTTTCTTAAACAATGCTTTACCTTGTGTTGCAAAGTATGCTTGTTCTAGAGGTATTCCTTTTTCCCACAATTTTAATGTAGCTTCAGGTAGTGCCTCTAATGTCAATTGTTGTCCGGTAGTCTCGTTGATACTTGCTAGTTGTTCGTCAATTTCTTTCGCTTTCTTTTCAGCTTCTAGTTCAGCTAGTCTCGCAAAACGAGGATCGTCCGCTTGACGTTGTTTAAGTAATGGAGTTACTACTTTTTCAATTTCGTCAGCATCTAAGCCAGACTCTTTGATTATAGCATCTTCTTTAGCTTGTCGTTTAGCTTCCGTCATAGCTGCGTATGTTTCAAAACCATTGTCTTTAGCTATACGTGCTTCGACTGCTTTCTCAGTCTTTTCTCTAACTTCATTAATACGTTTAGTCACTGCTAGAGTTGCTGCTGAAGGTTCATTACCTTGGTCCTCGTCGGGGTTTGATGGAGTTGCTGTTGGAGTTGGTGTTTTCTCCTCGTCTGCGAACAGGTCATCAATGTCCATGTCTGCAGCGTTCTCGCCGTTTATTTCTGCCATGTCTTTTCCTTTACTGCGGGTGATAACAGTAAGCTGACGTTCAATACGTCTTCGCACCCTAAATTTGTAGCGATGGAAAACCATTCGCCCTTATTAAATTATATTCCTTAATAATTAGTTTTGGCTACTTCAAATGCCGCATTTGTAAAAATACTTTTTTCTATTTCTACTTCAGCAGTTTTAAATTCGCTTCCGTCTAAAAAAGGTAGCTCGTCTTCAGGGTCTATTTTTCTCTGTTTGAATTGATTGGTTCCATCATAGTATATTGTTTGTTCTGTTGCCTTACCCCAAGCTACTCCTCTGTCTAAGTACGATATACCGGTAAGGTATACACCCATACTAATTACATTGATATTTTTATAGCCCGTCATGTAACCTTGTACTGCACCCATAACTAGTGATACTGCAGCCAGAGCAGTTAGGACGATAGCCGCCCATGTAATTCCAGTCGCTGCACCTATTGATAGTATATTAAACCCAACAATAGTAAATACAAAAGTCTTAACGTATTTCTTTCTCTTAGCTTTACGTACATGCTTCTGTGCGTCTTTGGGTGAGTGTTCTTTATGTGCTGTGTCAAACGTATTGTTACGTAGGTAATCAAACTCCTCAGACTTTTCGTATGGAAGTATTATATTTATGAAGTCTCTACTCTTCTTCCATTTACGTATTCGTCTCTTAGTTAGTCTAATTACTATGCTATCTATACGACCACGACTTTTAAAGAACTGTTTGAACTTTGACACTTTTAATCTGTCAGCTCGTTTAGTAGTTAGTGCTTTTTCCATTTTAACCAATAGACCTTCTTCTCTATCTATAAAGCGAGTAAGTGTGTCATACTCAACTTGACGACGACGTTCTTGCTCGTAGTCTAAAAATAGTTGTAGAGTCGGGTAATGTAGACAATCACTCTTGGTTTTATAATCAGCTAATGCATCTATATACGCTTGCACCTTAGCTGCAGCTTCTTGTCCATTTGTTACCCATAAGGTATATACTATTGATATAGCAAAAGCTAGAATAATTGATGGAATAGCTAAGTCAATAACTATGCTACCGTTTAAACTAAGTTCAGGACCAAAGTAAAGTACGGCCACTAGTATAATTGCAACAATTATTGCAATTATACTAAAGCTCTTAACTACACTAGCCATAATAGTTTGTGCTCTATTAACAGGTCTGCCGTTTTTATCTGTTGGTATTGCTTTCTTACGCATGTCCCTCTCCTTTCATTGCCAACACAATAAGTGTCTTTAATGTGTACGCTATGAGATATAACACTATGATTATTATTAATGATAACCTTATTTTCATAAAGCTAGATGCTACACCCATTAGCATTAATACTAACAAGCCGCCGTTTAACAATACTGATGTCATACTAAACCATAGTAACTTCTGTTCGTTCTCAAACCATAGTTGCTTAGTCTTTATTGAGTCTCCAATGTCAGTTGAATAGTTAAGTTCCAAAGTAGCCTGTGTACTAAGCAACTTAGTTTCTATCTTGCTAACAAGTTGCTTCTTGATTATAAACCAGACTATCGCTAATAGTGCTATTGTCATAAAACCTACTCTAAACAATTGGTCAGGTACTTTCATACCTTCGCTTGCTATTAGACCTACAGGTATAACAATTGTTAACAGATAAAACAAGATAGTAAACCATCGCGGGTATTTTAATTTTCTAAGTGTTGGTCCTCTCATGTTAACCTCCTAATTAGTACCTGTATCTAACTGTCTTTCGTCGTCAGTTACAAGTGCTAAGAGTTGAGCTATCTCACCCTTCTGAGCTTTTGATAACTTATTGTATGATACTGTCTCTGCAAGTATGTGTAATAACCAGTATGTCATTTTAGTTCTAGTGTCCTGTTCGATTTTAATAGCACCGATCATTTCAGTTCTAAACTCACTTAACATTTTTTCCACTTGTCGGTTAAGTGATACCTGTACGTTTGTTGGTACTACTGCGTTCTTAAAGCCTTCAACAATACCTTGTCTAGTTATAGCTACGTCACCTCTAGTTTTCTTTTGGCTCTTTAGAGACAGGCCGAATGCTACTATAGATATGATAGCACCACATATACCTGTTATAGCAGCTAGTATTGCTGCCAAGTTTTGTACAATTATTTCTTCAGTCATTAAATATTACCTCCCTCTTTTAATATATCAATGTCTAATTTTAGGTCTTCCTGGCCAGTCTTAATTCCTGTAATTTGTTTACCTAGTTGTTTTAGTCTATCTTCGAGTTCTTTAACTTTCGCTTCTAGTTCGGTTATACGTTCATTAGTCTCTTCCATAGTCATCCTCCTTATCACGCTTTACGCGTCTTAATAGTTTTCTAATACTTCGTGGCGATAACTTTTGAAAGAACTCACCTACTTCTTTAGTTGTTACAATACCGTCTTTGTTTCTGTCCATTAAGTCTTCAATCTTACCAGCTAACTTCTTACTACCACTATCAAATGATAGAAACCTAGCTAAGAGGAAGTTTGCAATTAATGCTGAAACTAACCATAAAGGTATTATTGGGGATGCCCATATACCGGCCCATATTCCCCATACCTTGTTTATGATTTCTAACCCGGTCCACTCATATAGGTACTTTGGCAAATTCATAATTGTAAATGCCGTAGAACCTATTAATGCACCGTAGATTAAACCATGATTACGTATACCTTTTACTACTTGTCCAATAGTTAAGTCCCACATAAATATACCAAACGATTTAATTACTTTCCATATAAACTTTAATATTCTCATGTGTTCTCCTTACCCCATACCCATTGGTATTTCTACTTCTTCAACTGAGTTAAACCAAAAGTTAGTTTCATAACCTGGTTCCGGTGCTTCTGGTAGATGTGACCAATGGTATATATTTGCTACTATCAGCACTACTATAACTACGTCCAGTAGTCTACTTATTAATAATTTATTCATATCAGCGCCTCCTTACTTAGCTATAACTCTAAACGACATATAGAAATTAGTAGTAATTGGAGCTGTTGATTTAATCATAACTTTCATAGTGTCACCAGGGTATATTAAGCCTACACCAACACCAGTAAAGTTACCTACGTCGTCCGGGTTTCCCATCTTTCTTTTTGCAATAAAGTCTTCGTCTATCTCTACACCATTTACCACCCACGTTGCAGTTATTATTTGGTTGCTTGAAGACGCAGCTTCCATCGTCATACTTGCGTCTGCGTGCACAATCCTCTTTTCTCTGCCGCTATAAGTTATCTCTTTTGTTGTGTCGTTATATGAGAATTCCCCAGAGTTATAAATTAAATGCATAGGGTTGTCTATGTTGACATATGTGTCTGCCGGTGTTATTAAGAATGGTGCTGATGCTGAGACATCTACAACTAAGTTACATAGTACTTCTTTTTTATTATAAGCACTAAATCTAGCTTCGATATATGGTGATTGTACTAGTCCTATATTTAAGAATGCTGTTTGTAGTGGAAAGTTAAAACCAGTGAGTTTAACGCTCTCTGTCCAAACTACTGTACTCCAACTCGCATCAGTAACCACAGTTGTTAATTCGCCTAACGTCTTAGTCTGAGTAGTATTTTCTGAACCACCATTTACTGTATAGTCTAAGTAAAATGAATTTGTGATTGTAGCAATATTAGTACCATCTAACCCGTAAGCTGTAGTAACTGTTGAAGTTATTACTCCAACACTATATGAATTTTCTATGACACTTGAGCTACTTGAAGTATACCCAATTAAGCCACCGATTTTAGTTGCTCCAGTACCCTCTAAAGATACATCACCATGGTTGCTACAATTCAAGATTGTATGTGCGCCACAGTAACCTACAATACCGCCTACTCCTGTGAAGTAACTTCCTTCACCATGAACTCTACCTAAATTCGTACAGTTAGATATATTGTCTCCTGTACCAGCGATACCACCTACAAAACCTTTATAGCTTAAGCCAGTTCTTGTTCTGTTAATTATAGTTCCTTCGTTTATACAATCAGAGGTTGATCCACTTACTGAACCTACTACTCCGCCTACACTAGTATTATTTCCTCGTACATAGGCTTTATTATGAGCATTCATAACTTGACCGTTTGTATGTTTACCTACTAGTCCACCTACATTACTTCCACCTAATATTACACCTTCTACGGTATATATATCTGGAGCACTCGCTTCAAATAAGAAGTACTCATTTGTCTCTCCAACTAATGCACCTACGTCTGAAGCACCATACTGGTTCTCGACGTTTATGTATACATTTTTAAAGTGAATTATTGGAAGTTTTGTTTTTACACTTGATGCACCTACATTACCAAATAAACCTACGTCGGAGGTTACATCTGTCCCAATAATAGTAAGTCCATTTACTATCATAGCTGTCTGTTGTGTAAATATACCTTTGAATGGTTTAGCACTTGTTCCAATTGGTGTCCATTCCTTGAATAGTAAACTTATATCATTTTGAAGAGTGAAATATGTATTCTCACTCCAACCAGCAGCTTGGTCAACGTTTACTTGTTTTGCAACCCATGCCAATTCTTTCGCATTAGTTATAATATATGGTGTGCCACTTGCACCGCTACCACTAGGTAGGACTGCTTCGTCGATCCACATTCCAGTAGATCCACCAGCTGCAGTTAACAGATTACTAAGTGTGATACGTTTAAGTATATTACTGTCTTCACTATCTGCAAAACTTAGTATGTCTGCTGCATTCGGCACTGTCTTCTCAAGTAAGCCTATTATATTAACACTAAATTTGTTAGTCCCTGGGTCGGTAACAAGAGTATACTCGTCTGGTCTAGAAGTATTCTCTAAGAATATGTCCCAGTCGTCTCTACCGCCGTTCCATACAATTTTACCTGCACCGTCGTCATAGTCTGGGAATACACTTACCATCCAATACCATCCGTTTAGTGGTTCAACCACCTCACCAGTGTTTGGGTCGTCTATTAGTCCAGTCTCATTCCAAGCTGCTCCATCGTATAGATAAGTCATGTTAGTGTCCATAGCTACTGCTGTTTGATTTAGTAATGGAGTACTTATATCACCAGCAACCCATGTGTTTAAAGCGTACGTAAACGTACCTCTAAAGCTATCAGGTGTTGGTTGTAGTAGTGAGTCCATCCATATCTCGTTTGTTGCAGTGTCTATAGTGTACACATTTAATCGTCTAAACAATGCACCAATAGCTATGCTATCACCGTCACTTCGTTTTAACAATAATGTCTTACCTTCGTACACAATGTATACAGTATCAGTTTCATTCGCTGCATCAAAGTATAGTAAGAATTCTGTTAAATCTGTTAACGACAATATATACTTCTTGGCCGTCACGTCTATCGTGTAGTAATCTTTATTGTCTACTACTGTATGTGTGGTTGTAAGTATTCTATTGTTAATTCGTTGTACTAAGTTACCTGCTGTCTTTTTAAGGCCACTTGCACCTTTTCTATATACACTCATTATGCTCCTCCTTTGTCTACCCACTCTAACTCTGAGTTAGCGTTAGAGTATAGTAGTTTATTATAACCTGCTTCACCAGCTGGGACTGGTACAAATGTAGCATTCCCAAGTGCGTTAGTTATCAGTATACCCGCTTGTCCTACAGTATGGGGTACGAGGCGCTTTGCCCCATTCCCTACTGCAATTTTATCTAAGGTCATAGTACTATTACTAGTGACCGTTTTTGAATGATTTTGCTCAGCTAGTATTTTACCAGCTATGCGTATTTGTCCACCGTCTGTTGCCATATAGTATGACCTCCTTAATAATAATATATACAGTTATTTCTAAGTTCCGTCACTAATGGAGCGGCGTCTAGCACAACTGCTGCTAAGCCGTCTAAAGCATTAGCTACGACTGCTTCTGGGTTAGTAGTGTATCGTGTTTGTGGTAAATTAGTGAATGTACTTGGACCATCTGCCCAACCTGGTATAGTTGATCCAGTAGATACTAAGTACTGTCCTGTAGTTCCTGCACCTAGTTCAGCGACTGTTCCGTCTGCTCCAGTAACTAATATTCGATTAGTTGCTGCATGTGTGCGTATAGCTATTTGACCATCACTAGCGCCACGTACTATCATAGTACCTGCTACACCGCCTGAGTCCCAAGTAGACATTACATTGTTTGCTCCACTGACTATTAGTTTGTCTGTAGCTAAAGTAACTACCGTATCAGTTGATCCAGTCAATAGTACGTTCTCAGTTGCGTGAGCACTATTAGTTAGACCACCATCTGTGTCAGTAAATACAACTCTATTTCCAGCTAATGATAATACTTTAATATCACCATCACCTTTAGCTGTGATTGGTTTATTAGCAATCACACCTGCTTCGAAAGCTTCTACCGTTCTGGTACCTATAGATCTAAGTAATCTGTTTGGTGTTAAATCGATAGCTGTACTCGCTGCACTAGTAACAATTAAATTATCTGCATGTACTGCCGATACTTCTAAGTTGCCACTAGTGTCACTAATAATAGCTCGGCTTGGTACGAACGATCTTTGAGTTAGAGTATCACCATTCGCTGAACTTTGTACAATTGCCATTCTATGTAGACCTGGTATTTGTTGTACTGCTCCAAAGTCAAATGGAATTAATCGTCTACGTTCGCCTAAGTCACCAGCAGCTACTTCACTAACTACTGATACTGGAACTCCTGTTAGATCAACTGCTTGATCAACAATTATAAATCTTTCAGTACTAGCCGTATATGCATCAGTCACTTGTAAACCACTTACATTTAATTGTTCTTGAGTGGCAAGTGTTCCAGCAGCCTCTACAATACCTTCGTCTTCAACATGTAGTATTGCACCTTCTGGTATATCACCTAAATCTAATGCTGCAAATTCAGCTTCAGTTCCTGCCCAGTAGTATTCATTGCTATCTGCGTCTTGTGTAAATATAGTCGGATTGTCTTTCCAGTTATGTAGGTATTGTGCTGTTCTAACAAAAGGTATATTAATAGTCCCTGCTGATAGTAATGCTGTAAAGTCATTTGCATTTGGTGCTTCTGTAGTTAATAGTAGTTCTGTGTCTGTATCTAGTTTAGTCGTGTCGTATGGATGCACGTGATTTGATTGTGCCCATTTACCAGTATTACCAACTGAAGCACTTGCCCCGTTAGCTACTACATTTGCAGCTACTGTTTCAGCTAAGTCACTGAAACCAATACTACTAGTTGTAGTGTCATACCATTCCCATACAACATTAAAGCGTACTGACCAGTTAGTGTCGGTAGAAGCTAATATTGCATATGAACCTTCTAGTAACGCTGTTGCTGGGTGAGCTGCTATTAAAGCTGCTTCGTCAGCATAGAACCCTAAGAAGATTTGACCTGCACTAATACTGTCTCGTATAGATGCGTCTTCACCTTCTAAGAATGTAAAGTATTTTTGTACAGTATTCTTTTCGAGTGCATCTGGTGCCCAGTCTGAAAATAGTGTGTCGTAGTCAGCTTGATCTAATTTTAAACCGAACTCAGTATTAAAGTGTGTTTTCATGTCAGTGCCAAAGTCAGTATATATTCTATCTGTAAAAGCTACATTATCTACATTCCCTAGACCTACATCTTCTTTAGTCACATTTACAATTAAATTACCTTCACTATCGTAACTACCTAGACTAATCTTTAATGCATCTATGTCAACTTGTAGATTGTCCTCAGCACTAAAGTTTAGATTGCCTGCACTGTCGTCTGCCACACGTACTGCACCATAGCCATTATTACTACCAGTAAGTTTATCGTGTGCAAATCCCCAGTTTACTTTAACAATGTCGTCCTCTCTAACGAAGTCTTCATTATCTACTTGTATTAGACTTGGAGTGATTAATGGGTTGTTACGTTTTAGACTGTAATTATTGTAGCCCTCGCCGGTCTCTGTTGCTTCAAAGTCTTCAGTCTCTAGCATAACTAAGTCTGGTCTGATAGTCGCGTCTCTAGCTATTCTGTTCAACTTGATCTCTGCCGTGCTACTAGCATAACTAACACCTGTTACAGGATTGACTAAAGTTACCGGATCAGTAGTTTTTATAAACTCGTCCGACAATACTTTTGACAATGATGGTCTAAGTGTTGGATCTGCTAAGTCTTCTACCAGCATCTCTACTGGCCATCTTGACGACACATAACCATCTAAGACTTTAAAGTCTCTTGGGTTGAATGATGCTAGTCCAGCTTTACCTGTAGCCGATTTAGGCATGTATACGTATATACGTTCTTGTGCTAATACCTTAGGCTTATTCGGTACTACTTTTTGTTGAAATATATTTGGCATGATTACCTCCTTATATTAACCTGCGTATGTTATTATTAACTCTTAGTTTAGTTGGTGGTAGTATTACTTGTGGTATGTCAATTTGTCCTACTGGTGCATCTACGTCAATGTCTAGTTGAAACCATGTTGGTATTCTAAGTTTAATGAAATTGTATAGTTCAACGATGTTCTCTATGATCCACTCGTTTCTAAATACTCTCCATGCCTCAGCGACTCTAATATTATAGTCGTCCGTCGACTCTCCAGGTTCTTGTTCAGGTTGTACCCAATCAGGATCCGAAGTGTCTACCCACTCTTTCCAATTTAAGTCAGGGTAAGTTTCATAAGCGTCTTGTACATAGTCTCCCATTTCAATTGTGTCTACTAGTGTTATTTGGTACGAATAGTTTTGACTGCCCCATTCAGCAGTTTCTGTACTTTTGAATTGCATACGAATTCTACACTCATAGCCATGTACTGGGTTCTCAGGGTCGTCTACTGGGAAGTATATATAATAGTAAGGTTTATGACCAAGAGTTTCGTCAATTGCATCACTCGCTTTAGTATACTGATATAGTACTGCCATTGGCTCGTCACCAGCAGGTCTAGTCAAAGGTGTGTTATCTGCAACTTCGCCAAATGTAGTAGTGTCTGGAACTGTCTGGTAAAATCTAGGTAAACCTGTATTTTGTAAGTCCCCTTGTTCGTCAGCTTCGTAAGTAGGTCCATCACCTTGTAGTAAGTCTAACCACCAAGTAGCTACATATCGTTCATTCTTTTCGAATTTAGTAGATGCTACAGTGATAGCCCACATCGGGTTTTCTCTTTCACTTGAAACGATAAATGGTATATACTCTTCCTCAGATTGGCTAACTAGTATATCTAAGTTCCATTCCTCACCTTGCTGTACTTCTCTTTCATTGCCGTACGTAAACATTAATTACCTCCTTCCAAGCCTATTGCTTTTAAATAGTCTTCGCTTGCTTTTATAATTTCTGCTCTTACTTCGTTAGTAGTTATTCCATAGTCATGTAGTCCAGCAGTTTGTTTGTCAGTATGTTTTAAACATATAGTATTGACAATATCTTGGGCATCTTCCATAGCTATAAATAATACACCTATAGTTCCATGTGACTCGATACTCTCAGAGTATCCACCAATTTTTTTATTATATAATAATATGTCATTACTAGATAATGTTATACGTAACCCTTGTGATATTAAATACGTTTTTAACTTATTGAATACATATGTGCCCCAAGTAATTTTATTTGTATTAGGCATATATATCATTATAGCTAAATCTCCAGTATTTGATATTACTGCACCTTTCGTATATGGAATATCAACTATAGGTATTTCTAATACTTCACAACGACCTACGTCTATTCGATCGTCACCAGGCTTTCTAAATACACAACTTTCGTCATTTTCAAATATTCCAATAGTTGGTACTGTTTGACTAAGTATAGTACTTATAGTACTAGGTAAATTCTCTATTTTATTAAACAAATATTCTTTCATTAGTATCGCCTCCATATTCTAATATATGCTGCACCGCCTGAGCCGCCTCGCACTTCAGTAGTTGTCGTGTTTCCGTAGGTGCTACTTTTAACACCAGCTGTACCGCCTCCACCTAAGTTAGAGTCTTGGTTATTGCCACCAGCTACTGGAGCTGTTACGCCACCATTGTCTTGCCAACCAGTTTCAGTAGTTTTACTTGATGCACCTGCACCGCCACCACCACCACCAGTAATTAACTCATGGAAACTTATACGTGAACCGTCTTTAGTTAACCTGATGTTAGTTAGTAATACTTTTGAAGCACCACCACCGCCACCACCAGCACCTGCTGTAGCACCTGTACTATTATAACCTGCGTTAGCATACCCACTAGGAGTACCCATACCGCCGCCACCGCCACCTTGACCTTGTGCTGCTTTAGATGGCCAATTTTCGTCGTAACTTCCGTTACCTGCTAGACCTAAGCCACCACCTGCACCACCTGAACCACCTATGGCAATTCTGTCAGTACCGGCTGTAGCTATCATTTCATAACTAGACCAGTAGTTTGCGGTAGCTCCTTCGCCACCGTGTGGACCATTAGCTCCACCGCCACCTGCCGTAGGTGCTGCTTGGTAGTAACTGTCTGCTGTACCTAAACCTATTTGTTCTCGTCCACCGCCATCAGCACCTGCTAGAGCTCCTAGACCTGGACCACCTTTTGTTTCTTGTTCATACAGCGGACCAGTTACTGGTGCTGCACCAGCTACACCACTGTAAACAATTGGTGATTTACCACCTTGTCCACCGGGGGAATAACCTTTAACTGTTTTGTCGCCTTTATACTCGTCATGATATGGACCTGCACCACCTTGACCAGGTGTGCCTAATGAATATTGTATAGTCGAGTCTTTATCACCGTTAACAATAAATGTTTCGTTGAACCAACCACCACGCGCTCCGTCTGAGCCATCTACGTGGGCGCCACTACGCCAACTACTACCACCACCACCACCGCCAGCAGCTGCTATCTCTATCTCGTACCAACTAGTACCACTTAGAGTTAAAGCACTTGCTTTTAATGCAGCTGCTGAAAAGTCATTTCCTAATACTTCAAGAACTAACTCTCTTCCTGGAGGTGCTACCTCTGGAATGTATAGTCCTTGGTATAGTTCTAGTTTACCGTTCTCGTCAGTGCCTACATATTTATTAGGTGTTGCATATGACTCACTGTCAGCATTACCATCGTCGTCAGTTACTAATATTTGTTTAGCACCGGGATCGAACTTCTTAACTACTTTACTATCAGCACTAACAACATATTTATCTGCTGTTAAATCTAACTCAGATAACACAGTGTCTTCACTGTTTACTTCACCATAATCTTTGTTAATATCTTTTACCATATTAAGTCTCCTTATCGATAAGTACTATAGTCCCAGTACCATCTGTAGCTATTGTCTTATTAGCAACTCCTAGTGGCAGTGCTGACACCGTCCCATCTGCGTTAACTATTAACAATTGATTAGCACCAGGAGTAAAGGTCTTTATACCTTTATTCCCGCTGCCTACTACATATTTATCAGTACCTAGATCTGGCGTACTTAACAAAGTATTTGCGTCATTTATTTCACCATATACTTTACTGTTACTTTTTATCATTCGGTACCTCCTTGTTGTCCTCCGGTCTTAGTCGCAGTCGTATTAGTCGTTTGGCCTTTAGCTGATCTAGTCTTGTTATTTGCTGCACCTTGTTGCTGTGTCTTAGTTGAATTATTACTTGGTTTACCTGCACCTGCTCTAGCACCACCTTGTGGTCCTCCAGTAGCTGGCTTAGCTGCGTCTGCTTGTTGCTTCTGCGCAATAGCTGCTGCTTTACCTGTAGCTTTATCTTCCATATAACTTAATGCTAATTCAACTGCTTCTGGATCGTTTACTAACGCTTGCTCTACACTTGTTGGTAAGTGTTTAATCGCATTCTCTAAGAACGCTATTGCAAACTTAGCAGTTGGGTAACCAGCTTGGTTTTTCATATGCCAGTACATTTGTAATGCTCTAGTTGGGTCTATCTCAGTTCCCATAACACCATTCATAAAGTCATTATCTATTAACTGCCACATTGATGCTCTGTCCTGAGTAATCTCACTAGCGTTATCTACGCTGAATGCAAAGTCGTCTCGATAGTAGAAGTTACCATCTTTGTCTGTGTCTATAAACATGTACTTAGACCAAACTTCTTCTTTCTCGCTACCATCTGGCATTAAACTTACGAACGATCTTTCCTCGTCACTGAATGCTAATAAGTATTTAAAGATTAACTCGTATACTCCAGCATACGCTGCGTTCCTTTGTACGTTAGGTGATGCCTTACGTTTAGAAGAAGCTGCTAGCTGTACTTGTTTAGCTTTACCTGATTTAGCAGAAGGGTCATTCTGACCTTGATCAGTTGCAGTTATACCTGCTGTACCTTTACTGCTGTCATACAAGTTGTTAGACATAACCATCTCTTCAGTAATATCAGACATAATTTGTTTAACTTGAATAGCTTGACCTTCTTGTGCACTTTCAACTTCAATCCAAGTTATCTCACTGTTGTTGTCACTACTATCAGTTCTAGTATCTTTTAATTTAGTAGCATAAGCTTTAGAAGCTTGAGACTTTCTAACCGCTTTGTTTAACAATTTATTAACTGCATCTTGCGGTTCTAAGTGTACTTGAACTTCTGACATACCGTACATGTCACCTACTATTTTCATAGTACGTTTAGGTACATATGGTAATTGTCTAATTAAGTAGAATGGTATTTTAGTACCGGCTGGTATAGTGCTTTGTTCGTCTACTTTGGTCTCGTCGTCTTTTTCCTCAAGTGAGGTACCAGATCGATACTTATTAACAATCTTGTTTAAGTCTGCTTCTAGTTCTTGTGACTTAACTCCGACATACTCAAATGTATCTGATCCACACGCTGGACATTCAGGATCGATTGTTACTGGCTTATGACATTCTGTACACTCACGTCTACGTCTCATACCCCATTCTAAGTCGTTAGCTAATACTGTCTTACAATCACTAACCCATACAAATTTTCCAACATGTCTATCTTGGTTTAAGTAGTAACATTCAACAACCTCTACTAGATCGTTATTGTCTTTACTTTTAACTTTTCTATTGTACATAGTTTGTACTTGTGACAATGTCATTGTAGTGTCTTCAAATACATACTCTAATTTCTTGTAGTTTGATATACCTGGTTGAGGGAATACTTTATCTACTGGGCATAACTCAACAGTAGGCATACCTGATCTTTCGTGTGTATTATCAAACGGGTTCCATGATACTTTAAACCATGATGTTGAGTCAATCAATGTTGCACGTTCTGACTCGTCGTGAGTTTCCTCAGATAACATCTTGTCCATTTCTTGTTTGATTAATGCTTCCGTAGCATTAACCGGTTGTATATCGCTATGATATCTAGGTGTCATTTTAGGCATAGGAATATGTGGATTGACTTTATCTTGTACCATCTCATATGCCATTTTCTTAATAGCCCTCTGAGATTTTGTAGTTGGTGTACCATTGTCGTTTAACTCTTTGAAGTTACCTAAGAAAGCATCTCGCCATACCTTAAGTTTCTCTGGGTTACAACGACTGTTATTAAACTCTTCTTTAGCGGTTACATACTTCTGATCCCATAAACCAACTAGCTTCGTTTCAAGAGCAGTGTTAAGATATAAGTTCTTTCCAGGTTCAGCATTCAAATACTCTAATACATTAGAGTCTAAGACACTTGGTTTTGGTGTACGTTTTAAAAGTTGTTTAGCTCTCATTATACCACCTCTACTTCTACGTCTTCAACTGGTACTAACGTAATATTTTCTAAGCTATACCAATCCCCGTTTATTTTCTTAAAGTTAGGGTAATGGCTACGTCTGTAGGTCTGTAGTATTGTCATAGCTTTATACTCTAGTTTATATTGAGTATCTTCTTCTAACATATCGTTAGTAAACGATAATGTATAAATCTCACCGTCTATAGATGTAAAAGTATAGATTACATTGTCATTAATTAAATTGTCGATAAAGCTATTCTCATTTGTCATTGTACCAAAGTAATATACGTCGTCTAAACGACCAAGTCTGTTAACCTCATTAACAACTAGTAAACTACATAAAGTAACTATTGCTAATATTATAAAGCCGATTAAAAAGTTTTTCATAGTCGATCTCCTTTTGGCTTCCACTCTGATGGTGCGCCATGTATTCTAA